AAAAAAAGTAGTTGGAAGATAAAATAAAATACGACGGTAGATTAATACCTATTAGTTGTTTACCTTTTACAGAAGAAGACAAACAGTTGATTTATGAAGATTTTAGAAAAGGTGTTCCTCTACCTGAAATTGGTAAAAAATGGAAATTAGGTAGTAGTAGTATGAGAAGATACGCTTTAATATTAATTAAAGGTAAGGGAACAGCTTTTGCATCTAATAAACCTATTAATCGGTTTAATATACCTACAAAGAAAAAAGAAAACATTTGGAACGAATTATATCCTCAGTATAAATGGGAAGAATTAACTCCTTATGAGGTAAGGTTTTATGAAGAATATGAGAAAGGAAGAATCCTTAGAAAAAGTAATTTAATTTATTTAAGAAAATAAAAATATGGAAAACAAAATTATAGATTACATAGAACATTGGAGTACAGTCTTTGGGCTGCCTGTTCTAAAAGAAGAATCTTACCCACCAGAAGACAGAGCAAGCTTAGCAATAAACTTAATCCAAGAAGAGCTATACGAAACTATTGAAGCTATTGCTAAAAAAGATAGTGTAGAGATTAAAGATGGACTAGGAGATTTACTATGGGTTACTGTTAGAGCAATGATGGAGTTTGGAATAGACCCACACAGCACTATTAAAGAAATATACAATAGTAATATGTCTAAAGCAGATGATACAGAAGAAGATGCTAGTGCTACTCAAGCTTATTATACTACTTTAGGTATAGAAACTTATCAGAAACTAGTAGGTAGTTACTACATCACTTATAGAAAATTTGATAATAAAGTATTAAAAAGTATTAGATTTAGAAAACCTAATTTTAAATAGTATGAAAAAGTTACCTTGTATAAAAAGCGATAGTACATACTATTTATTACTAAAAGATTATCAAGATTTTTTTAATGGCTGGGTTGTACTTATTATAACTAAAAATGATATTTTTACAAAAGCTGATGAAAGAATAATAGGTGATGCTAAAATGGCTGAAGAAAAATTTAAAGAACTTTATTCTTACAAAGCAGAATTTAGTTATAAAACAATAAAAGAAGTAGTATGATTAGCGTAGGAGACAAAGTTGTATGTATAGATGATGCTATAAAACCAGGTAAACTAAGTTTTGTAGGATACGCTTATCCTAATTGGATTAAGAAGGATACAGTCTATACAGTTAGAGAAATACTACCTAATGATGATATAGTTCCAGGAATCTTACTAGAAGAACTAGTTAATCCTATTATTTACATATACTTATTAGGCAGAGAACAAGAGCCTGCATTTCGTATTTCAAGGTTTAGACCGCTAGAAGCTAGTGAGTTAACCGCAGAAGAAGAAGATGAATTAGAGTCTTTGTTGCAAAAAGAAGAGTTTATTTTAGATCCATTAGCTTATTAAAACAAAATACCCGTAGCATGGCTCTACGGGTATTTTTTAAAACTGAGATAAGAAAGAAGTGAGAGATAAGGCAGTCTTCAGTTTTAATCAACAAACAATATGAAAAATAAGGTAATGTAAAAATATATAAAAAAATTTAAAAAAAAGTCATCCTTAGAAAAAAATTTGACGGCATTAGTTAAATTCATTGTATTCGCCTTGGTCGTCTGCTTCTAAATAGTTTACTACTTGACGTACGTTATTCTGTTGTAGCTCTTCACTATAACCTTCATTAAAAGGAATTAACCAATCAAAGAAAGATTTTTTAGATACAATAGAATGTTTTTGTTCATCAGAAAGGTATTCGTAATATTGAGAATCTACTAGATTTTTAATAAACTTATTTTTAAGTTCAGGAAATCTTAATTCATAAAGGTTTCTTGTAGGAAGTTTCTTTAACCACCATTTTTGAGCGTGGGATTTATCTTCGTACATACCTGATTTATAGACTTCTCCAAAGTTCACAGCTTCTTTTAAATCAACTACATCTTTAATAAATCTAGCTCCTACTACAGGCTCATCAATCATTTGTAATAGCTCTGCTGGAGACCAAGCAGCTCCTTGTTCTAATAGTAATCTGTTTAACTGATAAGCTGTGTATTGTAAAGTTAAATTATCATCATCATCGTCAGCTGCTGCGTTAAATAGAGCAGCTACTATAGCAACTATGTTTAGATATAATAAGTCTAAAGCAGTTTTCATTACTCCTCTTTTGTAAGGGTCACTTAGATTGTTCCAAGCTACCATAGCACCTTTTAAATTTTTATCTTTTATTAAACTTTGGCTAAAAGCATCTACTAAAAAAGCACCTGTTGCTCTATAAGTACCTACTTCTTCTTCTTCAGAAATCATATTAATATCATTTCTTTTGAATCTAGTATCCATCATTCCAATAAACCAACCTCTGTGCATTAACAAGAAATCGCCTGCTATACCTCTAGCTAATTTACCTTTATCTGTTGGAGATAACGTACCGTCTAAGTAATTAGTTAAGTGCTCTACTTTACCTTTTATACTATTGACTAAAGCATCAGGAATAAATGGAGCAAACTCAGTTTTAATTTTTAGTTGTCCGTCTACTACTTCGTAAGCATTGTATAAACTTTTTTCTCTTAGTGCTTCCCATTCTTTACCTACTTCTTTTTGATGAGCTTTATCATTAGTTACACCTTTTTCTTTTGCAGTTTTTTCATAGAACTTAGCTCTAGTAATAAACTGATTGTTGTAAAGTCTGTGGTTATCGTAAACTGCTAAAGTAGCTCTACCTTTTAATCCGTAATCTCCCGTAGCAAAAGTTACATAGAAAATATCTCTGTTTAAGGTTTTTCTTGTTACTCTGTTTTTAGTAGTTTCAAATAACATTCTGTTGATGTCGACTATTTCATTTTCTTGAAGAATAAGATGCATTTTATTAGTCTGCTTAGGTTTGCCTATTTCACCCATTACGTGACCGAGGTTAGTCATAAACTCCATTCTAGACCAGTTCTTGCTTTCATTAGTAGTATAGATACCTATTTGGTCTTCTATAATACTATCTCCTGAACCTTTTAACCAACCTGATATACTAGTAGCAACGTTGAAAGCTAAGTTGTTAGTACGAATAAAAGAAGTTAGTCTTTGTGATGCCTTTGTCCAAGAAAATTGTTTATTATCTATTCCTATTTTTTTAGTAAAGTCGTTCTCAGGTATTTTAAAGTTTACATTTTTCTTTTCTATACCAAATACGTGAGTGTCTAGCATTGTTTCTAATGCTTGGTAATCAGAACTTTGAATACCTTTTTTCTTTCCGTATCTACGTTCAGCTAAAGTACTTTGCACAGCTGTTAAATCTCCAGAGATACGATTCATTTCTCTGTAATTCTCAGCCATTTCAGCAAACAAAGTAACTGTTCTAGCTACATCAAAAGATTGGTCAGCAATATTATCAAACTTTCTAGTAAAGTGGATAGGAACCATTTTATTGTTTAGAGAATCTAAATCTCCAAAAATAGTATCATCTTCGTCTACAAAGAAAGACTCTTTAGTAATTCCTTTTATCTTAGATAAGTAACTTTGGTCTTTACTTGTAATACGTTCTAAGAAACTTTTTCTTATTGCAGGTAAACTGTATACTAAATTCTCTGTTCTGTATTGAACAGGTAACTTGTTAACAGCTTCTCTTTTCTTTTCAATTATTAAGTTGTAGTAAGCACTAAAATTAGGGTCTTCCATTTTCTTTAGAAAGTCTTTTTCTAAATACTTATCAGCAGGAATCTTCATCTCAACATCAGTGCCATCAGCTCTTTTTTCTAAAACAGTTTTTGTGTTGTTTTTAAAAAAATCATTCCAAAACTTATTGTAAATAGCTTTATCAGCAGGTTCTAACAAAGATGCCTGTACTAAACTATAGTCGTCTCTGCCTAGTGCTTTAGCTATGTTATTCTTTGTTTCTTGTATAGCATTGTAATAGCTGTGGTAGTTATGTTCTCTTACAAAGTATTGTGTAAGTTTGCCGTCTTTATCTTTTTGTATAATATCTTCTACTTTGTATCCAGCTTTTATAAACTTTTCTTGAGCTGCTAGTATTTCGTTACCTGTTTGTACAGTAAATCTTTTTACTACAGCAATAGAATCGAAGATTATTTTATGAGCAGTTCTAATAATACCAGAGTTAGAAAATTTGTAATTACCTAACCATAGTCTCCACCAACCCATATCTTCGTCTGTAGCTTCGGCTACTTCCTTCGCATTAAAATCAGCGTCAATCTTTTCTCCGTAAGCATTTAAATTACCTGCCTCCATCACTTTTTCTGCAAGCATCTTTCTCATAACTTTCGTTATCGCTTCTGCTTGTTTAAGTTTGTTTTCTACGTTATCAATAATAGCTAATAAAGCATCAATTTCAGTTTCTTCAAACTCGTATTCGTACATACTTTGTTTTAATTCTAAGAATAAAGAAGTATATGTTTCTTCAAATTCTTGAGCTAAAGCTAATTTATCTCCATTAAGGTTTTTATTCTTTAGAGCTTTATTTAAATAAGATAAAATAGCATCTAGTTCTTTACTAGCTAATTGAGCAAAACTACTAATACCTAAATCAAACTCAGATTGAGCTATTAATTTTTGTAGCTTAGTTATCTCTATGTTTAGAGCAACAATCTCTGTTTGAGATTTAGCAGAGTTCTTAAATCTTTTTACTCTATTATTTAATTGTACTACTACTCCTTCTAAGAACTTTTTCTTTTGTTCAACATTACTATTAGTAACAGGTTGAGCATTAGGATTTGTTTGGTAAAGTATTTGTGGTTCTTCTTCTATATTTAAATCTATATTATCTAGAGTACCTAAATATTCTTGATTTAAAATACTATTAGCTAGAGGTATTACAACAGCCTCAATAGCAGTTCTAGGTGCAGATTTTTTAGAAAAGTTAGTACCTACCCAGTTAAAGAACTTGTTAGCAATATCAAGTATCTTACTCCAAAAACCGTTATTAGGGTTTTCTTGAGACTTCTTAAAGTTAGTAACTATCTCTTGAGCTAGTATTTTACCTAGAGCTTCTTTTCTAAAGTCTATTTCCTCTTCGTAAATATCTTTGTAATCTTCTTTAACTTCTGCGTATTCAGGTGTATTAACAACTTCTTCTAATGCTTGTACAACAGTAGGGTCTTTGATTAGTAATTCGATAGCAAAATGTGCTATCTCTTCAGGTAAAGTGTCTATACGAGCTCCATCAGCAACAGCAATTAACTTCTTAGCAAAATCAGCAATACCTAAAGCTGTTCCATCATATCTATCAGGAAACTTCTCCATTACTGCTTTTAAGGCTTCTACAGAAATACCGTGCTTTCTTGCCCAACTCATTAACTTTTTATCTAACTCTTCTACTCTTGACTCTAAACTTTGTGTAGTTAATTGTCTAAACATTCCTCCTGCATACGGAGAATAGTAGTCGTCCATTGTTACAGGAGCATTTTTGTAACCAGCTATGTAGTAATTATTAGTATTACTGCTTTGTCTTAAATTCCAATTAACATCTCCTATTTCATCAGATAGCTTTCTTAGTTTTGCATTAATATTTGATATATCTGAATTACTTAATTGCTTGCCTCTTACTTCATTAAAGTAAATAGTCTTAGCTTTTTGTTGGTAAGATTTAGCTCTATCTGTTTGATATAAGATAGTATCTTTAGCAGGTTGTACTTCTACACTAACCTCATTCCAAGTATTACCGTATTCGTCTGTAATTTGTTTTACATTCTCTTTACCATATTGTTTATTAAGAATGTTTTTTACAGTGTTCTCATAGAAGTTGTAGATAGGTTTTAAAGCACCAAATCCTTCTGGACCTTCTACTCTTTCAAGTTCTTGTTTAAGTTGAGTTATTTCCCTACGATTAAGCTCTTTCCAAGTTTCATACTCTCTTTGTGTATATATATAAGAAGTAATACCTTTAGCATCAGGAAATGGTAAATCTATATTTTTTCCAATATCTTTTGCTTTATTAACTTCTTTTTCTTCAAGTTCTTTAATCCTATCTTCTTTCTGTTTCTTAAACTCTTCTAAAGTAGTATGACCTTCTACTTTACTAGCTGTATCACCACTAGGAAATAACACTTTCTCATATCCTTTCTTAGCACTATCTTGTATAACAGATTTAACAAAGAAGTTTACCCAGTTATTGTCTTTTTGTAACAACTTAGTAAAAGCATCTGCATTATCTAAATAAGTTTCTAAAAATGTATCCCAAATTTTAGTATATTCATTAGAATTTATTTCACTACCATTTTTATAATAATGCCATACATTATTATTATCTTTTTTAGCAGTATATTTATTACCTTCAAATTCAAAATTATTTCTCCATTTCTGAAATAAATCAGATTGTACTTCTAGTATTCTACGGGTTTTAGTAGTAGTTGGTATTACTTTTTTATTAGTACCAAAAACATCTTCAAATAAATCTCCAGTACTTTCAGTTTCAACTAAATATTCTCCTACTTCTGAATCATAATATGTTTTAGCTTGTTCATCACTTCTAAACCAACCAATACCTTTATCTGTAGCAAACTGAGCATGTCCTTTTATACTAGGTATAATTTCAGGAGTAGCTATTTCGTTTTCTGTATAGTTAGTACCACCTGGAACTGTTAGGTTAGAGTAGTAATCAGTTTGGTTTACTGTTTTAGAAGCAATAAAATATTTTGGTTTTTCTTCTTTTCCTGTTATAGGATTTGTTGTAATAGTTTTAGTGTATGTATTATTTCCAAAAGTTTTATAAAAAGTTTTAGTAATACTAGAAGGATTAGATGTCGATTCAACTTCCTTAGTTTTAATAGAATTATATTCTTCTTCTGAAGAATCTAATCTTTGATTAAGTTCTTTTGTAACATCTTTAATAGCAGTATTAATTTCAACAGTATAACTATAACTAGCAGCAATACTAGTAGCTATTTGGTCTTTAGTCATTCCTGGTTTAGCAACTTCTTTAAAAAGCCCTATTTGTTGACTAGAAGCACCTTGTTTTTGCAAATCGTTAACCCAACCTTGTAACTTATCTTGACTAAATACATTACGCTGTATTTTTTCTAAAGCATCAATAATTTTTAAAGTAGCATTAACAGTCCCAGAAGTTACATTTAACTCTTCTAAAGTAGGAAAATCCGTACTATTATTCTCTTCCATCCACACACCTATTTTAGCTTTTAATACAGCTGGTTTTAGGTTAGAATTTTGTAATAATTGTATGTATTCAGGATGATTTATATTGATACAGTAAGACATAATTAACAGTTTTTAATTTGCCAAATGGCCATTTTCTTTTCTTTTTCAGGTAAAGATAAAAATTCTTCTTCAGTTAATACACCTATTTCTAAAGCTGCATCTTTATCAACCTTAATTAGTTCTTTTATTAATGCTTTATATTCGTCCCAAGTATTAGTTTGAGTTTGGCTACTAGTAGATGGTTGAGTAGATAAATAAGCATCATTAAGTGATTTAATAAACCAATTTTTACCTCCAGTTTCCCAAACACTATTTTGTCTAGTAGGTTGATGTGTAGAAGAAAGTATCCAAGTAGAACCTCCTTGTTTAGTTATTTCATTAACTAATCTAGGATATTGTTCTAACTTAGCCTTAATAATATTTACCATTAAGTTATACGTATTGTTAGGACCTTCATCTTTAGTAGCTGTAGATTTTAATGCTTGATATGCTGCTTCTGCGTCTTTATAAGTTTTACCTCTAAATTCAACAGGATAAGATTCAGTTAAATTGCCTTTAGATTTAGCAAGTTCTGTAGGATTAGTAAGAGCTGCTGCTAATCCTTTAGCATTAGAACTTATTTCTATTCCTTTTTTGACTGTATTAGTTTGGGTAACGCCTTCCTCACTGTTCATAGTTTCTTGCATAGTAGCAGACCTATCCATAGCATTTTGTAAGAAATCCATTCCAGCAGATAGTGGAGTAGAAGACGGAGGTAATAGTGTAGATAAATCTTGACTATCTCCTTGCATAGCAGCAGCTGCTTCTTCTGCTTGGAAAGAAGCTAAGTAAGAGTTAGAAACATCGTCCATAGTAGCAGCTTTAGGAGCTACTTTAGGGTTAGGAGTATTTTTAGCATTAACTAATACAGAGTTTTCTATGTTAGCACCATAGTTGTATTCTAAAATATAGTTTGGTAAACCTAATTTAGATACAGGTTTATAAGTAATTCTATCAGGGCTACTAACTTGGTAATCACTAGGATTTTGTTGTTCAAATTCAGTTTGTACATATTCGTATAAACGAGGTTTACCGTTAACATAAATCTTTAAATACTTGATAGGATTTCTAGCACTGTTAGGGTAAAGAGTAGCTTTGTTTTTCTTTTTGTTAACTACTAAATAACCTTTAGAAGTTAGCACTACACCTGATGCTACTTGAGCAGCTAAAGTTGAAACAGCGGCTCCTTCAGTTAAACTGTCTATTTTCTCATCGTTAGCATTAAGTACTTTTTCTACTTTAACAGATTGAACAAACTTTTCTTTTTCAAAGTTATTTCTAATAAATTGGTCAACAAATCTTTGTCTATAAGTATCTTCTCTTTTTATTATTTTATCAGAGAATAGAGCCTTTTTAAGATATTGATTAAACGTGTTTCCTTTAGAATCAGTAATGTTATTTTCTAATTGGTAAGCATCCGTCCAAAACTTAATAGGAATCAAGTGAGCAAAGGTATTAGGCCCGTAACCGTATCCATTAGTAAAGAAGGTATATTTAATTAAGTCGAGTCCTAATTGTCTAACAGTTGGATTAGTGTCTACTAACATTCTTTCCCAAGATGCTTTTAATCTACTTAGTTCTAAATCACTTTTACCTGTGCTGTAAAACTCTAATCGAGTAAGAGCAGCATACCCATCAGGCTTAACTACATTAATGTTGTTAAAAAGATATTTGTAAGGAGAAGAGCTATCAATAGTTTTGTTAAACGCAGCTACTTTAGCAGGAAGTTCTTTAATAATTTCTTTACTTTGAGAGTAGTTAAAGAAAGGAAAACCACTTGCTATAAAACTCATAAAGTGAGTGTTAAGCATTCTTGCTTCTTTTTCTTTTAATAGGCCGTTAGCTTTGAAAGAAGCAAATTGATTTTTGATGTCTCCTAGTAGTGAGTATGTAATTTTAAAAGTGTTAGTATCAACTGTACCAATAGAAGGAAATATTTTCTCTAATATATTGATGGGAGAAAGAATACCATACTTATTAAAACCAGGCATCATCAGCTGATTAGCAGAACCTTTCCAAAAGACTTCTTCTAGTCCAACTATACTATTGGTATCGTTAGCTACGTTTTGTAGTATCTTTTCTTGTTTATGTATAGTAACATAGTTATCTGCACTTGTAGGTCCTACACCTGTAGTATCAACTTTAGCAGCTTGAATACCTACAGCTAACTCTTCTCCAATACCATACAACTTTTCAAATAGTTTTAAAGCTTCTAACTGTACTTTATAGTATTGAGTAGAGCCATCTCCTTTTAAGTTATCTTCTAGTGTATCTGTTGTTATACTTATAGCTAACTCTTCTTCAGGAGCTTCTTTAAGTTTTTTAGTAAGTATTGTTTGCCACTTATTTTTAATGTTAGCAAAATTCTTTTCTGTTACTAAAGAACCTTGGTTATTAAAGTATTCTCTAGTTAACTCTAGTACAACAGGCTGATTAACAAGTGCATAGATGTAATCATCACTAACACCTAAACGCTCTAGTAGAGCAATAGTGTTAGCAGTAAACGTGTTCATATTGATAAAAGAAGCTACTGGGTCTTTAGCATTATCCACTACAGCTGCTAAGTTGGTAGCTAGCTTTCTAGATATTCTATTGCCGTCATTATCGTACTGTTTGTTCAACATTATATACGATTGCTCGTTTAGTATAAGTTCGTTTTTAAGTTGAAGATTAGTAAACTGTGCTTTGGCGTGGTGGGTGTTGTGGTTAGCAAAAATACCAATAAGCTTTTTACCCATCATATTTCTCTTAAACAACTCTAACTGCACACTAGGATAAAAGAAATTAAATCCTTCTGCATCATCTAGTTTTTCTGATTCTTTCATTAGTGTTTCTCCACTATAACTGTTTACTGTAGCTGGGTCTACACCTTCTTGTAGTAATCTAATTTTAGCAGCACGTTCTTTTAATATATCAAAGTTACCTACGTTAAGAATACTAGGAGCTGTGTGACTGTTTTCTAGTACACCCTCCATTATATCTAACTTCATATTATCTCTAGCTTGTTTAGTATTAAACTCTACAGAGTTAAACTTCACATCTAGCAATACATCAGCTATAGTATCAAGTATTTCGTTTGCTTGGTCTCCTATTTCAGCTTTACGTTCATCAAAGACTTCCATTTCTTCGTTAAAAATTGCATACAAGTTGTCAATATTATCTTGATGTTTGTTATACACTTCTGAGTTTTTACCGTACAACTTTTTAGCAGCATCTCTATCTTTTTTTTCTGCTGTTATAGTAGCCTTAAACTCTTCTATTTCTTTAGAACTAAGTGTATTGCTTGCTTGCTTATCAGTAAGAGCTCTACGAGCTTCTAATACAGCTTCTCGTTGTTTAGGGTCTTTGATATATTTCTCTGCAAACTTTTTAAAGCTTTTAAAATCAGCATAAATATTAGAAGCTGATTCTAATGCTTCTGTTTTGTTTTTAGGAGCCTTGATGTATTTAACTATTTTTGGGATACCTTTTTTGTTAACAGTAAAAGCCCTAGACATAAAATACAATTTATCAATATCAAAGTCAAGCCCAGCCATAGTAGTAGCTTCTCTAGGAAGAATAATAGCAGGTCCCATAGCAGGAGGAGTAAATCCAACTATTCTAATATTAAACATTGAGTATTTATCCTCTGTTGGAATACGGATACCGATAATTTTAAGTAGTTCTTTTGCGTGTTTTTGAACAAACTCTATATCTACTTCTCCATTTTCGTTAGTAGGGAAATATTTTTTAGAAGTATGAGGCATTAATGCTTGATAAGTAATAGTACCATCAGCACTTACTTCTATTTTTAATTTGTCACTTACGCCAAAAGAAGTAGTGTTGACTAGTGAGCCTCCTCGTATCTTTTGCTTAGTAACTCTGTTTTTAAAGAAAGAGTTTAGTACAGACTCCATCTTATACATAATCATTGGGTGGTATAAAGGAAGAGTAGTAGTCATAGTTTGACTTCCGTCAACTAATACTTCAGGTACTAAAGCAATAGCATCTAAGTAATCTTGTCCTAAGTCTCTGTCTAGTATTTCTTCTTTTAATATTTCTACTAATTTGGTGTAGTCTATATCTCCATTACTGTTTAAGAACTCTTCTGATACTTCTTCAAAAGAAGATTTTAAATCTTCAACTACTATTTTTTGATACATTAGAGCTAACTCAGCACCTTTAAAAGTTTTGCCACCAATAGTATAACCGCCACTCATATCTAAGTCAGCTATGATAAGGTTTCTTAACTGTGTAGCAAAGTTAGTTTTGTCATCAATGTAGTGAGGAGGAGTTTCTTGCTGTAATCTCCAGTCTTCGTGTCTTAAGTCTAGTATTTTAGCTCCTTCAGGCATTGAATACTTACCATCAGTTTCAGTGTAATCTGTAAATCTTACTTTACCCCCTTCAACAGTGTTTCCTATACCTCCTACTTTAACAGCTGATTCAAATATAGCAGTGTCATATAACTGATTAACAACCATATCTTCATAGATAGCTGCTAATTTAGGATACAAGAAGTTACCATCCTGGTCTTTCTTTTGAGCAAAAGATTTAGTTAAAACTGTTTCTGCGTTTTTGATTTGAATAGGAACTACCGTAGTAGTACCATCACCGTTTTCTACAACTCTTTGAGTAAATACAAAAGGTTTTTCAGGTTTAAATGGTGGATCCATTAACATCAAATCTTCTATAGTCTCTGTTCCTGCTAATACTCTTTCGTACGCTTTATCATGTTCAGGTGTCCATCTACCTAAAGCCTCTAATCTTTGTTTTCTTAATTCAGGAGATAAGTAAGTAGCAGCATCAGAAGTATTGTTACCGTCTTTAGCAGTAGTCTTAGCAGTCCAAAAAGCAATTAAAGAATTTTTTTCTGATGGAGTTAAGTTAGACTTAGATATAATAGATTCGATGTGGTCAAAAGTTGCTTTTTCTGTAGGTACTATTTCATCATTAAGAATTATTGCTTTGTAATAAGTAGGTAGCTGACTAGTGTTAGCGTAAGTTCCTGGACTTATTACTTGTTTAAATCTTTTTTGTAAGTCACCTGTACTTTTATAAAAAGCAGGGTCACCTGCTAAGAGAGTACTTATTTGAGTGTTAAAGTAATAAGTGTTAAGTAGATAGTTTTTAAAGAAAGTAGTACCGTCTTTAATAGTCTTATCCATTATCTCTGGAGCAAAATTAATAGCACCTGTTTCTGCGTTGTAAGAAGTTATAATACCTTCTTTTTTATACTTAGCCATTTCTGTTTGGAAAAAAGGACTTATGTTGATGTCGTAGCTAAAGAACTTATCTATTTCAGCTCTTACTAGAGCTTCATCAAAATTTTGATTAGTGTTAACTTTTCCGTTAAGGAAACTAAGTAGTATAAACTTTTCTCCTCTTTTTTTATAGTTAGGGATTAAGTCTAGTACATTATCATCAGCAGTCTTAACTTTTCTAATTCTGTTATACTCTGCTTTAGCTGTTAGGACTAACTTGTCTATTATCTCTTCTCTTTCTAACTTATTACTTTTGATATAAGGTAAAGTAGGAGCATCGGAAGGTATTGGCATTTTAAAGAATGAAGCATCGTTAGCTCCATTGTTATAGAACATTGCCATTGACGTAGCTTCCATTTCTATATCAGACATATCTGTATAGGTAACAGCTTTATTCTTGTTTTGACGAGTAAATCCGTCTAAAAAGATTACACTAAGAATATCTTGAGTGTTATTAGTATCGTCTAGTAAATCTTTTAGTAAGGGTAACTCAGATACAAAAGCATCGTTCTTTATACTTTCGTAGTATTCTGTTAGCTTTTGGCGGTTCTTATAAGTTTCCATCTGTTTATTAATAAACCCAGACTGAATAAGACTGTATACTGTCTTGTTATTAATGTTTCTAGAAGCAAGAATTATATCCTTTTCTACTACTGGCATTATTTGTTTAGCAAGTTTTTCTAATAAAGTTCTTCCTTCTTTTTTTACTTCTCTACTAATCTCTTCTTCAGTAGGATAAGAAGAAGTAAAAGGATTGTTGCCTTTAACTAGCTCTACAGCAATATTTTGAATAGTTTCAATTACTTCAACTACATTTTTATAAGATTCTTGCTTTCCTCCTTTTTCCCAAACATTAACTAAATCATCAGCAGTTAATTCTATTTTATATTTTTGAAAAGTTTTAGCAACATTGTTGAACATGTCTATTACTTCTTTCTTATTATTCCAAAATGCTGTATTATTTAAAATAGGCAAAATAGTATTTAAATCTTCTAAGAAATTAGCAGCTTCGTCTGTGTTAACACGCTCTACATCAAATACATTGTTTTTAGTATTAAGTAGTGGATTACTAGGTACTAAAAAATTAGCTATTAGTTCTTCTTTAATAACATTGTCTAATGTTTTTCTGTTAGAAGTAACTACTCTCATCTCGTTATTAGTTTCCCAAACAAATGAGAAAGTAGTAAAGCTTTTTTGTCCTATAGCTATCCATAAGTCTGTTAAGAGTTTTTCATCTTTAGTTATCTCGTTTAATACGTCTTTAATATAAGGACGGTTTATCTTAGATAACTTAGTTAACATATCACTAACTGAATAGCTGTTAGATATTTTAGTAGCTAATGTTTTAAATACAACTCCTGGGTCTTCTTTCATTGTTACTCCAAAAGAATTAACCATTGTAGCACTGTTCTTTCTAGTAGATTTGTACTTAGGAATCTTTGCAAAGAAACTTTTTAGTCGTTGACTAGTAGACTCCATCGGATTAGTTTCAATGTGAGAACGCATCCAAGATTCTTCGTAGGTATCTTCTCCTTCTTCGTATGCTTTAAAACTGTCTTCTTCGTTTTCTTCTACACCTTTTTCTTTTACTTTAGCATCTTTTAATCCATTGTAAGTAATATACAATCCTTCTTTTCTAAGACTACTATTGAAACGTAATAACAAGTCACTTGCTTCAGTAAATTCAGTTACTTCAATTCCTTTGCCTTCAATTACTGTATCTTTTATATTCTTTTTGCCATTAGTAAAAATGAAATAAAGTTTAGCAAGGCGTTGAGCCATTTCTGTGTTACCACTTTTCTTGTTGTAAATAGCCTCGGCTTTTAGCTTACTAAGCATAGATGAGTACATTGTGTGTACTCCCATTTTTGCAATTAACTCTTTAGGATTTAATTTGTAACTAGGGTCTACTTTAGCTCGGTATTGCTCTAATATTTCATCTTTTAATGAACTTAGGTATTCAAAAGCATGTGCTTCTTCAATTGGGTTAACGTATCTATGTTGTACGTCAGTAGCGTGTAATCTAGCTAAGTTAGGAATAGATGTTTTACTAAAGTTAATTTTGTCTTTATAAACTCCTAAGTCAATGTTTTCAAATAAATTATCAATATTAATTACTCTATTCTTTTTATAGAAAACAGTCAACATTCTAGAAAGTCCTTTGAAAAACTTTCCTATTTCTTTAAATTCTTTTTCTACACTAGGAACAGTTACGTAGCCTTCTTCTGTAGTATAGCTAGTAAACTTAGGTAGTATAGGTATTCTTTTTCTAGGACCTTCTTCAACTGCTTCTTCTTTAGGTAGTACTTCTTTGTTAAGTACAAACTCCATAAACTTATCCGCAAGTAACTCTTCTACTTCTAAATAAGTAGGATACTTAAATTTAGTTTCTCCTTTAGAGTTAGTATATTTAGTTACAAGTAACTCTGCTCTATATTTTACATACGCTTCGTTAATTAAGGCTATACGTTTTTCTAGTGGTAAAGCTAAGTTAAATACAACGTGAAAAGCTTCGTGATAACTAGTACCAGCTTCAGCTGTACTTGCCATAAACACAGCAGCTGTCGTAAATAAACCGTGGACAAACTTACCGTTACGTCTTGTTTCTAATAACATTTCGTAAGTTTCTTTAGGCAAGTATGCTTCTAAATCTTCTAATGTGTTAAATAGTTTTAGAGTATTAGTTTTTTCTGCTTCTTCAAACTGTACTCCAATTGTATCTTTTAAGTATTGTATTTCTTCTGCTTGACTCCAAGAAGTTCCATCAACAGTTTCAGTTGCTTTTAGTTTGACATTAGGAGTTCCTCTGTTAGTAGCTCCGTCAAATCCTTCTGTATCTAAATCATCTCCAAATACATCCTCAAAACTAATATCTTGTTCAGGCACTATTTCTCTATTACTTTGTGCAGCTACTAAAGATTCTAGACTTTGCTCTGTACCTTCTTCAGGTTTAATATCTATAGGAGCTGATTCCATTGTAGCAGTTACATCAATCATAGAAGCTAATACGTCACCCATAAAACTTTTAGGTGCAGCAGGAGCAACTTCTTCAGCAGTAGATTGTTTTGGAGCAACTACATCTGTATCATATTCAATAGTAATAAATGTAGAATCATCATCTTTATTATTTTCTTGAAACTTAGCAAAATCTAAATTTTTACCAAACTTAGAATCAATAAAATCTTGGATAGCTTTATCTGTTTCTATAAAATCCGTTGATAAAACTAAAGTTTCTCCTTCATTTAAAGTAACTGTAAACTCATCTAGTTTAGGGGAATTTGTAAAAGCTTTTCCATCTTTCAAATAAGTTAAATAACCTTGTGTTGAAGCATTATCTGAAAGTCCGTGTTTTTGAACAACTTTGCCATTCTTATCTACTACAAAAAATACAGTATCTCCTACTTTTTGAATTTTATAAGTATTACTACTTATTTTTTCTGCTTTTAAAGCTGTTGCTCCTAATCTATTTCCTTGAGTACTAACCGTCTCTTTGTTCCAAACAGAAATTATAAATTCATTTATTTTTTCCGCACTTTGAGAACTAAGTTTATAACCTAATATATTTTCAATTTCTTTATGTAACTCATTTATATTTTTTGTTGCACCTTTTTTACTATTTATATACTCTACTATTTTTGTAAGAGAACTTGAAAAATTACCTGTAAGTAAGTAATTAATAGTGTCTTTAGAAAAGTTTCTAGCTACCCCAAAAGCTGCATACTCTCCACCCATACCGTCTGCTAGAATAAATATTCCATTTACTGTATCTACATAGACAGCATCTTCGTTATTTTCATTAGTATCTTGTTTATTAGCTGTACCAAAAGTTACATTACCAATTGTTTGGATAGTAGGCTTATTTGTTTGTATTATATTAACTTTATTAGATCCAACTTCTTCAGCTATTAATGTTACTGTAGGTGGGCTTTCTATAGCTTGTAGTTCTTGTTTAGCTTTATTAATGCTATCATCTATTTTTGTAGTATCTACATCAGTAGTTTTAGCATTTTCTCTATTTATTCCTACATTGTCAAAGTCAACTGTTCCTTTTTCTATTAATATATACTTGTCGCCCTGTAATTCTACAATACTAGGTTTTACTGTTTGTATAGAAGTAGCTTTAGGATTATATGCAGATATTCTATCAAAAGTTGGGTCTATTCTTTTATCAGGATACTGCAAAGCCATTTTTACTGCACTTGGATTTTTACTATCTATGTAAACAGCAAATCTATTATTACCTAATGGCTCAAAAGCAAGTATAGAAGCACCATCAACAAAAGATTTTTTTTCAGAAGATTTATTAAAACTACCGTCAGTATTAGCAGAACTTAAGTATACAGAAACAGTTTTAGGTGTTTTAGCTGTAATTTTTTCAAAACTTTTACTTTGTGCTAATAAACCAGCTTTTTCTTTTTCTAATTCTTTAATCTCTGCTTTTTTAGCATTAACTGCTTCTATAGGTTTAGCAACAGGTGTCGGTTTACCTGCTAACTCATCTTTTTTAGCTTTAACTTCTTTACTATCAAAGAACTTTAATACAGCTTCTTTATAAGCATTACCTGATGTAATATCATATATAGGTTCAAAAGTATCTGTTTCATTTTTTTTAACTACTTTTTGTTTTTTAGTTACTCTACTTACTAAGATTTTACCTCCTTTAACAACAGATTCTATAGTAACAAACTTAGATGCGTCATTAGCTAATGCATCTAATTTAATAGTTATGGAGGGACCTGGTTCTTCTTTTATCTCAGGTATCAGTTCGTCAATAGTAGCAGAATAGATAGGGCTTTCGGCAGTCTTGTTTTGAGACGGTGTAATAGGTTCTTCATTCTTTTCAGTAGTAACCGTAGCAGCAGCTATTGATTCTTCATCAAAAGTAAAATCAAATACAGTGTCTAAAGCCTCTTGGTCTTTTTCAGACATTCTAAAAGCTTCTAAGACAAAAGAAGATGAGTTAAAAAAGCTAGCACTATCAGAAAATAAGTCTGTAGTAATAACTCCGTTAGATGCTAGTACTTCGTTATAGTTACCACTATTTATATTATTGTAAGCAACTCTTTGTAATTGTTTACCTAAGAAATCTGCAACATCTTTAGTAGTAGGAAAAGTCTGAGCAAGAATGTTATTCTTACCATCAATTTGTTTGACTGTAAAAGTCTTTTTAGTATTGTCGTAAGTTACAGTAGTACGATAGAGTAAAGACTCTATAGTCTTTCTATGCTTAGCTATGTCTTCTACTTTAGTAGATTTTTTTAAATCTTCTAGTGCTTGTTTAACTGTACCAAAACTTTTAGTATTAGTAAGGAAGTTGTTAAAGACTCTAATAGGATACATTCCGTAAACAGAAGGTACTAGCATATATACAATACCTTCTTGTAGCTGGCTTACTATTTTGTTCCCAACTGGGGAACTTAATAAGTTTTGTTTAAGTTTTTCGTTTGCAGAACCTTTACCTGTTCTTAATTCTCCTTTAACTTTTATTACAAACTTTAATTCAAAAGGTTTACCACCTTGAGCTACAAATTCTTCTATTACGTCTTTTGGATTTCTTGCAAGAGGAATGTTAGGTTTTCCTGGTTCTCGGCCGTTGTTAATCTTGGTTTGAGCTTTGTGTCGTATTCTTAGAGTAACTGGAGCTTTGGTAGCTCCTTCTTCTACTAAGGTTTGTTGTGTAGCCTCACTAGGCATTAACTGTTCTAAGCTAACAGTATTGTCAGCTAATAAGTTATTAAGTAAACCTTCAGATAAGATTTTTTTAAACTCCGTTTCCGTACGCCACTTACCGTCATACCAATATTTACAAGCCATAATCTAATTTTTTAATTACCTAGTTCTTGATCGAACAATAACATATTATCAGTAAGTGCTAATCGTGCAAGTAAGTCTCCATACTCCCCTACAGCTCTTACCTGATGTGTGGTAAAGTCTTGTAACAAAAGTACAACTTTTAACGAAAGTTCTGGGTTTTTAGCAGACTTTTCGTATTCCATCAGCAAATCTTTTTCCATTTGGTAAGCCATCTCTAAACTACTTTTTATATCTGTACAATCACACTGCACTGCTATAAGTGCTTCTACAGATAGCTCACACCCTAAATTATTAGCAAACTTTGCAATTTTAACGTAGTGCTTTCTTTCACTGTTAGACTCACTCAAAAAAAACTTTTCAGCTCCAAAGTAACCGAAAATTTTCATTCTATTAGATAGATGTAAGTAAGCTTGAGAAGCTGTTAATTCTAGTTTACCAAACTTATTTAATTCTTTTTGTTCTAGGTCAGTAAGTAATTTTTCCATTGTTTTATTATTTATTTACATTTTTTAAATTCATTATTCTCATTAAAGAATCTTTCATCTTTACTATTGGCAAGCTGTATAGCAATGTCTTCAAAGTTTTTATCTACTATTTCTTTAGCATCTTTTTTAGCTTGTTCTAATCGAGGTGTAATTAATGCATCATATCTTTTATAAATATCTTTATAAACTTTTTTATCTTTAGCAGACAACTTAGTTACATCAATCTTACCATCAGCTTTATATTCAGCATCAGGAAACTTAGCTTTTATTTCTTCTTGCTCCTTAGCTCTTAATACCTCTACTTCTTGTTGATTAGTATTTACAGCAGGTTTAACATACTTATCAAGCATTTCTTTAGCATCTTCTTTTGAAGAAAATGTTTTAGCTGTTTCTACATCTTTATCAGACATAGAAGTAATTACATCATTTGTAAAACCTAATTTATTTAATTTTTGAACAGCAGTTGTAGATAATTGTCTACCAACAGACATTTGATTAGTAGTTATAGGAGCAACTGTTTCTTGAGCTACAACAGCTTGACGTAAAGCTAATAGATGACTAGCCATACCTTCTTTAAAAGCAGGTAATCTTCCTATAAATACATCGTTGTGATAAATGTCAATAGCAATATCTTCAGCAGCTCTATCTGTTTTGTTGTAGTCGTTGTCCGCAATTTTAAAAGTAGCATTAACAACTTTAGAACCTAACTCCTCATTGTTTAGGAACTCAGGAGAGTTAAGTAACGCTGCATCAACAGGTTGGTCTGAAGTAAGTACTTGTCCTTGACTAACAAAGTACCAAGGTTTAAACTTACCATTTGCTTCGTCTCTTTCTACTTCACCGTTAGTAATTTTCTTATCGTGAGTTACAGGAATAATAGCTTGCTCACTAACGTTAGAACCTGATTGGAATATACTTAATGCATTTAGTTCTTCTAGTTTACCTTTGTAAAGGTCAGCTAAAGAAGCATTGTTAGAAGGAGTTACATCATTCTCGTCAGTAGTATCAGCGTACTCTAGTGTAACAGGAGGAACTACAGTAGCTTTGTTATACTGTTCTCTAAGAGCCATTAAAGCATTGCTTAGTGTTCCTATGATAGAAGGGTCAGCAGCCATTGTCTCAGATAGTTGATCAATGTTGCTAATGCCTATTAAAGGAGTTCCTTGTTTTTCTAAGTATTCTAGTACCTGTATAAAAAGTGCAGGTGATTTTTGAAGTTGTTCAACAATAACATCTCCACTAACTGAATTAATTAATTCTGAAAGGTCTCCCGTACTACCACTTGATTCTTCAGCAGCTATGTTAGAAAGAGCTTCATTCATTGCATCCATTTCAGCTTTAGCTTTGTTGGAAGCAATGGTATTAGTGCCGTTAAGAGCTTGTTCGTCTACGCTAGCCTTTTTTACAGTTTCAGAAGTTCTTGCTTTTGCAGTTTCTTCTTCTCGTTTCTTAAGAATAGCTTCTTTAATTATTTCGCCTTTTTTAGCAGTGTACTCAGCATGTAGATTAATAAAATCTCTAGCTCCTTTTTCAGTAAACAATGTATTGTAAAGAGAAGCGTTTTTAGCTTTGTTATTGTTAAGCTTAATTAAATCTTGTACTAAGGGTTTTAACTGAGCTTCTACTAAATCGTAAAGTATAGGATCACTTTCTTTTAACTCAGCTAACTGAGCTTTGTACATTTCTCTAGCAGTTGTAGCATACTCAATAGATATATCTGAGTCTTTCTCTGATACACCTGCTGTTTTAGCTACTATTTTATTAGAAAGAGAAGTATTAAAACTGTTACCAGTTAAATTACCTATTTGTTCTTTTAATTCTTTTTCTCTTTTATTTAAGTTTTTGTTAGTACTATGTAGATAAACTAATTCGTTTTGGAGTACGTCCATAAACTCATAAGCAGTCTGTGTATCTATTATATCTCCATTAGCTTTTTTAAGAGCAAACATTAGTTTACCGTCAGCATCTCTATACTTCTTGTTAAACAATCTGTCAACAGCTAGTCTAGAATCATTAAATAAAGTTTCTACTTCTTTGTGAGAAGCTAAAATATCTTTAGTTTGTTTTCTAGTTTTCTCAATAGCTTCTTTTTTAGTTTCAGCTGTAAACTCAAATCCTTTAAATGCGTATTGGTCATTAAAAGTTTTTAAGTCCATTTGGTCTAATGCATCTAAGTCTTGATAGATAGTATCAGATACACCGTTTTTATGTCTAGTATTAACAAAAGTATGGTATTGTTCAAACTCTTTGTTCTTGAAAGTAAATACGTCTTGCTTTTTGATAGCTTCATCCATATCATCTTGAATGTCCATATTCTTAATGGCATTTTCAAAATTGTTTTTTAAGACAGGATTAATACTATTTTTATTTCTTAAGTCTGCTATTTCTTTATCTCTTGCTATATCTTTTTTAAGGTCTTTAAATTCTCCGTAAACTCCTCCGTACCACTGCATTCCTAGTTTACCTTTACCAGTCTGTGCGTCAATAGAAATAGGTAAAGGAATACCTAACATACCCATTAAAGCACCGATAGTCATTGAGTCTTTACCTTCTGTAGAGTTCCAATAGTTTCTAGTAGCTTTAGTCATTGAGTCTATAAAGCTTACAGTATTGTTTATGTTAGAAGATTTAAACTGAGAAGCGTAGAAATCAGAGTAACCTTGTTCCATTGCTCCTTGAGAAAACTCTTCAAAAGATTCTGTTAAACCTCCTTTAGCCGCAGTCATTCCGTAGCCTAATACTTTTTGTCCTCTAGTAGCAACAGATGCTTTAGAAACCATTTCTCCAGCTTCATTGATAACTGTTCCTCTTAATGGATTAATTCTAGAAGCTTTGCTTAAAGAGTTCCCTAAACGGTAACTAAAGTTTAAACTTTTACCAAACTGAATAATATTAGAAAACCCTACTAGTGGCACGTTAGAAAACCAGGCTAATTCACCTGCTTGTTCAGCAGCATAATCTATTCTTGATAATACAGATGGGTCAATTTTTTCGGATAATCTTTCGCTAATCTCATCTTCAGTATAACCTTGTTCAGCTAATACTTTTGCTTGTTCGTGTAACTCAGGATTGCTTTGTATATAGTTTAGTCTACCTTGTAGCTCTGTTCTTTTTTGAGTATCTCTAGCAATTAAACTTGACTCGTAACCAGCTGTACGAACCATAGTAGTAGCTGTGCCTATACCTGTTCTTATCTTTTGAGTTAGGTCAACTATTTTTCTCATATTGTTAAAGTCAGATAAAGTATCTAGTCCTCTAGCTATTCTAACTCCTTTAGAAAAAACATTAACAGATTGTGCTGCTAGTCTAGCAGTATTAGCTGCAAACACTCCTCCAGCGGCTCCACCTGTAGCAGCTGTAATTGCACCTGCTGCAAATTCTGTTAAGACAGCTCCTGCAACAAATGCAGCTGCTGGAATAATATCAGCATTGATACTTTTCATTGGGTTGTCAGCAAATCTTCCAAAGAAAGATTTATCTCCTTTTGAATAGTCAGCTCCTCCGTATACGGCAAACTTTCTATCTAAGTAGTGGTCAGCTGATTCCCAAGCATCAAATAATGTATTGTCAAATAGTTTTTTAGAATCCCAACTAAATAAAGCAGCACCAACACCGTAAGTTAAAGGTATTAATCCTCCTACAGCTGTAGCAGTTTTACCTACTAACTTAGCACCTGTGTTACCTAATGCTGCTAAAAATCCTTGGTTCTCATCTAAATCATCTAAGAACTTTTTTAATTGTATATCGTAGTTCTTAGCTTTAAATATGCTGTAATCTAATGCATCATTGTTAAACTTAATACCATATTTATTAGGGTCTAATAGTTGCACCATTTTAGACCCGTGCTCTGCTATGTATTTTTCTCTTTCAAATTGGTCAGGAATAGCTTTAGCTAAGTTTATAGGAGTATATAAACTAGCTAATCTAGCATCTACTAAACCAGTAGTTTTAATAGTAGCATCAGTCATGCCAGACGTTATACTACCAGTAGTTCCTGCTAAGAATTTCTCTTTATCCGTAGTAGGCTTTAAGTATTCGTAATACGGCTGATAATCAGGAATTGTTATAGAAGGTCCTCCAACAGTAGAAACGCCTTTTACTCCTTTGGGTTTTACAGGTTTGTCTTCTTCTGGCATAATTTAAAATTTTAAATAAAGGTAAGCATTATCTGATAACTGTTCCTGGTGCAAACGCACTATTTGTAGGAATGCCTTTAAAAGTTTGAGTAAAAGCAGGAACAAAAGGAACATTATCGGTTCCTTGTTTTACTACTACTAAATCTTCTTCTCTACCTGTACCGTATATTAAATTCATTTTTAATAAAGCAACTGGTAAGTTTTGTCCTGAATAGTTTAAAGTTGATGCAGCACCTGGTATCATTTTAGGCTCACTTTCATTACCTTTACTATCTCTAGTAATTTCGTAAGGAACTACTTTTATTTCTCCTTTTTCAACACTGTATTGTAGTATGTGTCCTGTATAAGTTCCGTTACCGTTGTCTTTCCAACTAGCGGGTCCTTCTGGCGGTAGTGATATAGATTTATTATTATCTACAGCATCCTGTAAAGTTGCAGCATATCTAGTATAAGCTTCTCTTCTTGAGTTATCGCTAACTAGATACATAGGAGCAAAATTGTTAATAGTTTTTAACATCATTTCTTTTCCTTCGTTTCCTGGAACAAGTTCAGCAGCCGTCATTAACTCTTCGTAACTTTCTTTTATATTGTTAGTAATCTGTGAGCCTATGTTAGTGCCTTCAACTCTTACATATAAATCATCAGGGTTATCATTTTTCCACGCTGTAATTTCAGCTTGAGTTATAGGTATTTGACTGTCAGGTAAACTATTTGGGTCAGCTTGTCCTTGTCTGCCTGTTTTAATATGACTAGCTACAGCTGAACCTACTTTACTTTTATCTCCAGCTAAATTATCTTTTATAGTATATCTTAAAATAACATTACCATTTTGGTCTATTCCTGCATAATGTGGTTGGTCTGTTTTGTATCCAGTTATATCGTAAGCTCTAAAGTTACCAGCTATTTTAGTTGTTCCTGTAATTGGATTAAACGTTTCTACTTTTTTAGCAGGGTCTTTACCTGTACTGTTTTCTAATACCCATTTGTTAGCTAGTTCTAAACCTTGTTTACTAAACGCAATAGAAGATTTGTTTACTACAGTTTCTAAAGGTGTAACCATATAACCATCTTTAAAAGCTATACCTTGTCTGTAAGCATTAGTAATATTTGTAAGTAATTTAGATTCTTCAGAGTTAGTTGCTGCTAATATAGGAGCTATGGCACTAGTAGCAATGCTAGAAGAACTTTCTAATTTTGCAATTTCTTTTTTTATTAAATCTTCTCTATCGTAACTTAACAATGCTAAATCTCCTCTATTTTCATCTTCCCATTTATTTACTATTGCTTCTGCTTGTAATCTATTTTTTTTATTTTGTTCTTCGTAAAAAACATTTGTTTTTTCTACTGCTTCTTTGTCTGCTTTGTTTAAAGCTTGTATGAACCCAATAGGATTGCCTTGGTATTGTTCATATAACTGTTTTATCTTAGGGTCATTAGTTTTAGCTATTTGAGATTCTACAGCATTTTGTATTTGTATTTCTTGATAACCTAAAGCTCTTCTTGCCTCTAAATTTTGTTCAGCTAAAACGTCTCCTTCTGCTTTGTACATATCTCTTTCTGCTTGATTAGAAGCAGAAGCCATCTTATTACTTAAATCTGCAATCTGATTATCAGTTTTAGTTATAACATCGGTGTATTCTTTTTGAAATATTCCTAATACTTTAGTAGTAGCTAAATTTTTACTAACCTGAGCTAAATTATTATTGCCAACAAGTTGTTGCATTTTTTCAGGTATAATCTCTTTTTCTGTTTCCCAAATAGCTTTCATTATATCTCCACCAGTCTTAGCTAATACTTTAGCATTTTTATTCTCAGATTGAGTAAATGTACTACCTCCTGTAAATATTTTAAAGTTAGGGTCAGCACTTGTTATATTAGTAGTAATATCTCCTATTTCTTCAAATTTCTTTTTAGCTCCGTCACGTTTAGCTGTTAATCCTGCATCAGCTTGATAACTTAAATTTATAGAATCATTTTTAAAATCTACTACATCAGCAGCAGCTAAGGATATTCTATCAAAGTGTTTTCTTTTATCTTCTATAAATAACTTTTCAGCAAACCCATCAGTTGTGCCTAATTGCTTAGCTTGGTTGTACCCAGTTATAATATTATTTTTTTGTGTATTTAAGTTGTCTAAAATTACATCGTATTCTTTTGCTCTTGATTTGTCCTTCTTTTTAGCTTCTGCAATGTTTCTAATATTATTATCTAAGTTTCCTACTACACTATTTACTAAACCGTCTTGGAACTCTTGTCCTTTACCACGCATCTTAGCATTTTCATTGCTATAGTAAAAATCTCTTTTTCCTCTATCATCAATAAATTCTCTAAATCTATCTGAAGTAGATAAGAAATTAAAAATCTCTTTTTGTGATTGTCCTAAATCTCTATATTGATGTACTCGCTCTAACATTGCTCTATCTACTCCTTCAACACCTAAGTTTTGTAAAGTTTCATAACCTTGAGCAGGCATCATTCCTGCTACTTTTAAACTCAAATCTTCTATTTCTTTCTCTCTATTTTCTTCAGGAGGTCTAGTGTTAATAGAAGTGTAATTACCTGTAGCAGGGTCAAAACCAGTTCCTTTAAACTGATTTCTAACCATAAAATCCCAAGTATCAAAATCTGTTTGATATATCTTTCCTTTTTCTAATTGTTTCTTTTGTTCTTCTACTGCTTTTTTATAAGCTTCATAGTTACTTATAACAGCTTTAGTTTCAGGGTCTTGACTAAAAGATTTGTTTAGTTTTTTTAACTGTTCAGCAGCTTGTCTATAGTTTCCTGTAGCAATTAGTTCTTGAGCTAACTTAGAAGTTTTTTCATCTAACTCTTTAATTAATTCTGCTCCCCTTGCATCATCTTGGGACAATCTACTGATTTCATAAGTAGTGTCGTTGATAGCAGCTTTAGCAGTATCGTACTTAGCTTGCATATCCGAAAGAGGCTGTGCAAACATTTCTAAACCTAGAGGTTTATATTCAGTTTTTAAAGGCGTAGAAAGTGGACTAACTGGCATCGGTTATATTTTTGGTGTTGTTTTTCTATTTTTAATACTTTCTAATATTTGTTGGTAGTAAGGATTGTATCCTACTTTTTTAAATCTACTAATATCAGGTGCAGACATTACAGCATATTTCTGTGCTAAATCATTAGCAGTTCCTTGCTCACTCATACCTTTACCTTGTGTTAATGCTTCTTGTAGTAACAACTCTTTAGCTTGTTGAGCAGCTAAGTTCATTTGTAGAGCTTGCATATTAGCAGCATCTTTTCTAGTAATATTTAACTTATCAGCATCTCCCTTGATTTTCTTATTAGTGTTTTCTTCTAATGAGCCTATTTCAGATAACGCTTTGTTTAAGTTTTGTTGAGAAGCTAACATAGAAGAAGCATAAGAACCTCCACCTGGCACTGTGTTTTTAATGCCTTTCATTACTCCTGCTCCTGTTTCTTTTGCAATGTTTTCTGCATTAGTATAATCAACATAAGCAGGGTCTATCTTAGTATAAAAATCTTCTCCTTTAAACTCCATTGGTTTTTGTAAACCTTTAGCTAAGTTCCAAGCAATTGGAGCTAACTGTAATCCAAAATCTAAAGGACTTTGATTAATGCTTAAATCCATAGTAGTATCACTTAAATCTCCTACGTCAGCGTAGTTTCCTTTTTTCTCCTCTTCTGCTAATGTAGGAGCTCCTGGATCAAAATTCCATTGGCCAGCTTGTTCTGCTTGTTGTCTTAATTTTAAAAGTCCTCCGTCGTCATACATATTACCTCCTTTGCCAAAAGTAGTATTAGGACGAGTTTCTAAAAAACCACCTGTACTAGCTATATCGCTAGGGTCTATCATATTGTTTTCATCAGGAAGGTTGTTTACATAACCACCATTCATATAACCACCTACATTATACATCTTACCCCCGTAACGACTATACATTCCTTGTGGAGCCATAGGGTTTCCGTAAGGGTCTAATCCTTGTTGTGGTAACATATTTGCTTGCTGTTTAGCTAACAACTGTTGTTGATTCATAGCTTTCTTTTGCATTTCAGCTTGTTTATCTCCTTGAATTTCTCCAGTGATATTTCCAATACCTCCACCAATTAAGTTAGTACCTAAACCTTGAGCACCAGGAATAAACATAGCACCGATACCAGCAGCAGCTTGTAAGCCACCTAAGATACCTTGCTTGTTGTCTTTTATAAATCCTCCTAAATCTTTTTCATTTGTTTTCGGTCTTGCGTAATAAGGTGTATCTGATTTATAATCTTCAATTTCTAAATTAATAAGAGAAGCTTCATTATTTGGATTAGTAAAAAACTTGTTAGGTGCGTCTTTACTATACTGTTTTTCATAGGCATAACCACTATAAGGATAATTTTGCCAATCGTAAGGTTTGCCAAATTGATTAGCATAAGGTCTTCCTGCACCAGCAGATTGAAAATTAGTAGCTTGGTTTTGTGTATAATAAGGACCTATTTCTCCATTGTCTCCAGGTTGAGGATAAATATTTGTAATATTTTCTTTAGTTATTCTAGTAGGTCTCTCATCAGAAAGGTCTGTATCACCAGTAGTAGCAAAGTAATCATTATCTCCTATTAACTCTCCTACTTCACCAGTTAAAGGATTATTATAATAAGCTCTTGAAGTACTATTTCTGCCACTTAATAAAGATTCTTTTGCTTCTTTTTTAGTTTCAAAATGAGAAAGAGCACCGTAACGTGGGTCTATTGCAGAAGCAGGACTCATGTATTTCTTTTGTTCAGGTGTAGGTTCAGTAGGTACACCATAAGGATTAGTAACTTGGAAAGAAAACTGAGGCTCATCATCAAAACCTCCATTCGCCATCATGTTACCACCGTTGGCATACATCATTCCACCGTTACGCATCATACCCATTTGTTGCATCATAGCAGCGTCTCCAGTAGCAGCACCTTGTTGTTGCATAGCTTGTTGCTCCATCATCGCCATTTCTTCTGGACTCATTTGTTCAGGAGAAGTTGGAGCCATCATACTAGGGTCCATAGGTGGTTCCATAGAAGGCTGACCTTGTTGACCTTGTCCCATCATGCTAGCTAAAGCATTTGGGTCTAAAGCCATAATTTCGTCAATCTTTTTTTGTACTTCTTGTTGTTTATGAAACTCTTGAGCTTCTTTTAACTTATTTAAGTTACGTTCTGTGTCAGCCATTTCAATTGTATCGTTTTCTCTTCTAGAATTTGGTTTATCCATTTTCTTAGAAACTTCAGCAAATGTTTTACCTATAAAACTTTTAAGTAAGTTAAACTGCGATACAATTTTACTGTTAACCTTTAATTGGTTAGAAAATATATAATTTTGGTTATTTAATTTAGTTTCATTTTGTTCTACTAAGTTTATTTGTCCGTTAGGAGCTGTGCCTTGAGGAATGCCTCCTATTGGATTTTCTTCGTGAGTACCACCTTCAGTAAACTCTGTTAGTTGGTCTAAGTTACCTCCTTCAGCATAGATTTTTCCTCCGTATTTCATATTAGAAATAATTTTAGATTGTACACTTTGTGGTAATGCTCTAAATCCTGGATTGTTAATTCCTCTGTTCATAGTAAAATTTTTATAAAATTATAATTTTTTATTCAATTAATCTTATTTATTTCCAAAGAACATTGATTTACCTGAACCAAACCAACCTTTAGGTGCAGTCATCTTTTCAGGAGTAATCATTGTTTCTGTTAATTGGTCTTCAATTCCTTGTTGTTGCTTAGATAGTTTTATATTATCCATACCTACTATACTAGTACTTTGATATGGAGATTTATTTATTTCTGGATAAATATTTAATTTGTTATAAGCATCAACAGGTACAGGTGTAGACTGTTGTATTACTTGAGGTTCTACTCCTTGCATTCCCATAGTAGATTTTTGAGCAGTCCACTGTGCTAATAATTCAGGATTACTCTTTTTTAATCTTTGTGGAATACTATTAACCATTGTCATTACACTACTAACATAATTAGATTCGTTACCTGCGTAACCTGCTCTAGCAACAGCTTCTAAATGTTCTTTAGGATTTTTAGCATTAAACACTCCGTTCTTTTTATACCTAGGATTTTCTATGTAAAAGTTTACTTGTGCTGCTAGTCCTTCTTCAGGTGTATCGTAAGCTCTCCAATTAGCTACTTTACCGTCGCCTGCTTTCATTGCTACAGTTTTTCCTCCCCAATTTGAACTTGCTTTTAATCCTCCAAAATTGTTGTACTTAGATGATAATTCTGAATCTAAGTTACCACTCTCAAACATTATTTGAGCAGTGATTCCTAAAGCATCTAAGTTTTCTCCTGGAGCTATAGCACCCGACTCTTTTGCTTTTGCTATACTCTTAGCTACATAATCGTAAACTAGTTTAGTACGGTCTTCAACACTTAACGATTTTAGTCCTCCGTCAGGTGGGTCTTGTGCCTGTAATTCTTGTAATTTGTTTGCGTATAGTTCAGCTAATCTCATTAGTAGTCAATTTAATATTCTTGAATGTTAGAAGGATAGAATCTAGTTAAAGGACCTCCGTATTTCTTTTGGTTAATCTTACGTTCTTGTGCTAGCATTTCTTTAGTAGGAGCTTTACCTGAACCTGCATTAGCTCTGATGTTGTCCCATAGACCACGTTGAGAATAAGAACCGTCTGCACGTTTAATCATTTGCCCTCCTTTACCGTAGTAAGTACCGTTTTCAAATACATCATACATAGTGTATTTCATTTGTCCTCCGTTAGCGTAGTACTCATCTAAGCTAGAACCGTATCCACTTGCTAAGAATCCTCCACCTGCTTTTTCTATTGTAGCTTCAAGAGACATAGCAGGTTGCATTTGTTCTAACTGTTTGTTATAGGCTCTTCTGTTAAATATATCTTGTATAGAACTATAACCTTTTTGGAACTCTACAGGTCTTCCTTCTTCTTTTGCTCTTTCTAATTCTCCTTGTACTAAGTTACCTTCTTCGTCAAAAGTATTCTCATAGTAGTTAGGATTGTAGCCAGTAACACCTTGTACTATTTTAGATATAGGACTAGGATATTGAGTAGCCTCTATATCACTTATTACAGGAAAAGCTAGTTGAGTACTTCTACCTTTTTTAAACATAGGCTGATAACCCCATCTAGAAGGCTTATTCATCTTAGGTAGATTAAAACTTTTAGAACGAGCCATATCAAAATCTACATTTATACCTGGCCATTGTGGATATTCAGGACTGTAACTAGGATATTGAACTTCTTCTTGTTCCATACTACTTTCATCAATAGTAATAGGGTAAGAAGGATTTTGCTGGCTAGCTACATTACTATTGATATTAGAGTTTGCAACATTGTTTAATGCACTCGTCATTATTGCATTGTTAGCAGCTGTTTGTGCTTGTAAAGCTGAATTAGTTAGTACACCACCTGGAGCTGTAGCAACTACAGGAGTAGAAACTACTTGTGTGTTAATAGGAGCATTTGCAATAGTCATAGGTGGAGCAACAGGAACTATAGGCTGTACTGGTTGTACAGGCATTATAGGATTAACAGCTGGTTGTACAGGTGCGTAAGAACTAACAAATGTTTGTAGTTTAGCAGGGTCAGCTTTCTTTAACCTATTAGGAATAGAGTTAGCCATTTGCATTACTTGTCTTGCATATTTCTTTTCGTTACCAGCATATCCAGCATTTTGTACTCGTTGTGCATGTTCTTGTGCAGTCTTTGCATTAAGTACTCCTGCTTTTCTGTATCTAGGATTGTCTAAATAAAAACTAATTTGGTCTCTTAAACCTTCTTCGGGAGTATCGTATATTCTCCATTTAGATTTTACATTTTCACCAGAAGCATTCATTCCTACATACTTACCTCCTCGTTTAATGTATGAGTCGTTTGCTTTTATTCCACCAAAGTTATTATACTTTTGAGTTAAACCTGATTTACCGTTACCTGATTCTAATAGTATCTGAGCAGTTACACCCATTGCATTTAAATCTTCTCCTTCTTTAATCTTACCTGATGCTTTAGCTTCTTCTATTAGTTTAACAACTGTGTCATAGATATAAGCAGTCATATCATTAGTACTTAACTTAGGTAGTTTAGGTCTGTCTGGCATTGGGTCGCCTCCTCCATCTAAATCTCCTCCTGTAGCAAATGGTAAAGCTGTAGTATCTCTGTAAATAGGAGTACCTTTAGATTGATAGTAAGTAGGTATATTAGGTGCTAGACTTCCTCCGTTAGCATAATTTCTTGTTAATCTAAAATTAGGAATTTCTATCCCAAAAGAATCTCCTGTAGAATAAATTTTTGCTTTTTCATTAATACCTTTTTTAATCAAAAATTCATCTACTTTTTCTAAAGCTCGTTGTGCTTCTGCTTCTGATTTAAAAATAGATGTGTTAGGAGTGTTGGGCAAGTCCAACTCTTTTAGTACGGTACTGTGTTTAGCACTATGATTTAAAGGTATATAATTTTCAAATTGCATAGACCAATCTTTTCTTTTACCCATATTAAGTAAAGTATTATAAGAGTCTAAACTAAGATTATTAGGTTCTAAAATACTCGGCTTAGGAAAAGGAAATTTTTCATTCATTTTTAACATTGCTTTCCCTGACTCTAACTGATTGTCCATATTTGCAGAAAAAGCCCATGTATTGTCTCCTGCTGCTTTATTAGGCTTTAATTGCCAGTAACCTGATTTACCTTCTATAGTTATATCAGCAGGTATATTTTCATCTCCTCTGTATCTTGTTTTTATATCAAAACCATTTTCATTAATAGTTTCTGTTTTTTTATATATGTTTTTTTTAGATTTATTACCAGCACGTTGTAAATTGAGACTTGCATTATTATCTATAAAAATTTGATTTGGTGGAAGAGGTAATTCATTTGTATTTGTTACACCTTTACCAACATCATCTACAGAAGAGTTTACAATTGGCTTCGTTTTAATAGGTTTTACAATAATGTTTTCAAAACCTCCTTCATTACTTTTACCTATTACTTTATATCCTTCGGGTACATTACCAAATATTTCTTTTTCTACACTTCTATTTATACCGTCTGTAACTAATCTTGGGTCTGTGTAATCAATAGCGTGAAAGCCTTCGGCTTCTTTAACATATTTACTAGGAATAATCACTCTTTGTCTTCCTCTATTTTCAAATCCTATTGTAGCACCATCGCCTAAACTCCAAGACCTTTGACTAGGATATGTAATTTTTTGCCCATATCTTGTGGGTAATTTAGGATTTGCCCCTTTTGCTACATAATAATTATTAATTCTTGTTAAAGGTTGATTGACCTGACTTAAATCAGCAGAACTTGTTTTAACAATATTATCTAGTATTTTACGATATTCACGATTACTATTAACAGAGTACGGAGTATTTAAATATTTTTTTAATACTTCGGCTTCTTCATTTGTTAATGCTCTTGAATTTTTAATAGCTTCTGCATTAACTAAAGGTTTTTCTACTTTCCAAGCTATAGGTAAAGCGGAATTACCTGTAGCTACTTGATTATAGCTTTTTTGTAAATAATTACCTGCTCCAGAAACATCGTCAGCTAAAGAAGCTAATCCAGCTTTAACAGGTAGTCCAGCAAAACCTAAACCAGTCATACCTACATTTCCAGCAGCATCTACTACATTATATAAAGAAGGGTCTTTAATTGCTGTATTAATTGAAGTTCTTGTGGCTGATTTAGGGTCAATAATTTGGTCGGCACTTAGGTAAGCTCCCGCTCCCCATAATAAATTATTAGCAGTAAGACCAGGTACACCTAACATACTTGTATTAAAAGCTGTTTGGGCCGCAGGTATAAAGCCACTACTAGCACCTCCCATAGCAGGTATGCTTGCAGTTAAAGCTCCAGCTCCACCAAATAAAGGAGCAGCTATAGCAGCTTTATTTACCATACCTGTAAAATCTTGCCAATCTTTACTTTCCCCCCATTTATCTTTTGCTTCTTTTGCAGAATACTCTGCTCCTGAACCTGTGCCTTTTTTTACGTTAGTATCATAAGCTTGTCCAAAATTGTTATAAAAATCTCTGTAAGTAGCTTCAGACATTTCTCCTTTACTATATAAATCTCTTAGTGCATCTACACCTTGTGCAGACATTACATCTTTAAGTTTTTTATCTTTCCAGTTAGCAGAATCTTTTTTCTGTAAAACATTTAAAGCTTTTTGTGCTCTATCATAAGTTTTCTTTTCTTCTTCTAGTTGATTTTTATATTCTTTAATTTGTCCTTGTAAAACACCAATAGAAGAAGCTCCTTCATTTTTTAATCTTTGTTTAGTTAAACCAGCATTTTCTCTATAATCTTGATATGCTCCTTTAGCTTGATTGTATTTATCAATTAAAGAACCTTGTAGTTTTCTTTTAGCTTCATTACCATAAACTGATTGTTCTGGTAAATTAACATCTTTTATACAATTAGCACCATCCCAAACATATCCTTCAGGACAACCACTACCGCCTTTATCCATTGTTCTTATAGTACCTCCTAAAGCATAACCATCATCACTATCTTCTGAAGGAATATAAGATTTATTTTGCCAAGAAAATTCTTGTAGTTCATCAGCACGTATATCTTGATTAATGTATCTAGGGTCAACTTTTAAATTACCTATACTTCTTTCATCTAAACGTTGTTTAAATTGTTGAGGAGTTTCATCGTAAGTACCTAATAAATCTTTTCCTCTATCAGATAACTCAGGCTCTCTTTGTGCATAAGTAAAATCTCCTTGTAAAGGTAGTGGGTCTTCAGGATAAGGTATAGGGTTACGGTTAAAAGAAGGTAGATGCTCTGCTATTCTATGTAAAGGAATTTTTACTCCTAAATGTGCTCCAAAAGTAGGTTTAAATCTTACACCTTCTGAAGAGTTGTCTTTAAACGCTCCTGGGGTTGTAGTTATACCTCCAGTTCCCACTTCGCCCTCGGTATAGACAGTTCCAGTATCTTGTACTTCTTTTGCTTTACCTGTTGTTGGTGCAAAATTTAAATTAGCTCCACCAAATACAGTAAATGGTGCTTTGTTTCCAAACTTAGGTCTCCATTCAAAATTCCCTCTTCCACCGTAAATAAGACCATCTGTAGCATTAGCTCCTGCATAAGGTATTAAACTACCTGCAAATTTTCCAGGTTTTATTTCTCCTTTACGTCTGTTCTTAGCTCCAAAATTAAATTGATAGCCTGCATCAAAACCACCTGTTAAACCTTTCCATCCTCCAGCATTATTGTACCCTAATCCCATATTAACAACAGCATTTGCTGTGTGACTAGGATTAGCCATACCTTTATAACTTGCATCTATACCACCACTTAAAGGACTTGTTCCTTGCGGTGCATTATAACTATAACCGATGTGAGGTTTTAAAGTCCATTCTTTCTTTTTACCATAGTTTCCTTCTAAACCTAATTCCATACTTGCAGCTTTAAATCCTAACCCTGTAGTAGGATTAGTGTAAAGAGGTTGTAAGGTTAAGAAAGGATTTTTGGGTTTAAGTTTTTTAGGTATATCCATTGTTAAAACATTTGAACATCAAAGTATGAAATTAATCTATTCATTATCAACTCTTTATTTTCAGAGTTATCAAAGTATAAATTTACAATAAAATAAGAACTACGCAAACGAGCACGTTGATTATTAATATCTCTAGGAATTTTAACTCTCCACTTATCAAATCTTCTTTTAATTCTATCAGTTGAGTAAGAAACTTTTCCTGTATCTTGATATTCGTTATAGATTCTAAACGCTGTTATTGTTTGAGTTCTATCAACTATTTTATTATTATCTCTTACTATTGAATTGTATTCTAAAGTTCTTAATATCTTGTTTAAATCTGCTTGAGGATTTACAACTAGAGAAATAAAACATTCTTCTATATTGTTATAAAACTCTCCATAGTTTCCTATGTTGTGAACAAATCCTTTTTCAGCATTACCAACTTTTTTAGTTGTTATTAATGTGTCTCCGTTTTCAATCCATATTGGAGGAGTTTGAGAAAGTCTTGAAGAAAAAGAAGCACTTAGTTCATCGTAGACTAAAGAGAAGTCTGTAACTTGTTTTAAGTCTTCTAATACGTTTGCATGTTCTAGTACTTCTAGTATAAGCTCAGCAGGACTCCCGTCACTAGTAGTAAAGGTAGAGGTGATTACTACATAATAATTAACAGTACTACTAATTAGTATAATATCAGAAACATTATAAGTAGTTTCTCTTGTTACAGCCCTAATCATTCCACTTGTAAGGAAAGTAAAAATAATCTCATTGTTGATTAAGTCTTTTCCTATATGCACTCCTTTACCTAAAATAGGATTATCTCCTCCGTATTCTTTTCTTAAATAATTTCCTGCACCTAAGTTTTGTAAAAAAGAGTGCATTCCTTTTACTTCAGATAAAGGCGAGTTGCCTTCTCCTAATAAGAATATCTTTCTGTGAATAGCATCAAAAAAGTAAATACCTGAGTCAGTTTGTTTTACAGCCCATTGATGAATAGAACCATGTTCTTTAGTGTAGTATTGGTGTTTACCAAATCCTAAACCTGTTCCTAATTGTGTAGGCACTCCATCAGTTGCTGTGGTAATAGCAGCTCTATTAATAGCATAAATACCTACAGCTCTATCTTGAATAAAGAAGATGTTATCTTTAAAGTTAAGTACTTTATTAATAGGACCGTAGTCATCTATATCATAATAATTATTAACTCCAAATTGAGTCCAAGAATCTAATTGTTCATTGTTAATTTTAACATTAGACAAGTAACCTCTAACATCGTTAATAACACATCCACTACTACTTGTAGTAGGTTCTACAAAAAATGCTACATCTATGTTTTCTCTAGAGTTAACTGGGTTGTAAGCATACATATTACTTACATCTTTAGCAGTAGGAGCTTTTGTATTATTATTTTCTTGTCTTAGTACAGGAGATTCATCTCCGTCAAAAGTATATTCTACTAGAGTACGTAACGTAGCACCGTAAGCAAGGTCTTGATTAATTTGTGACTCTGTTACAAACAACTCCGTTCTTACAAAAGTACCTTGAAAAAAAGGTGCTGTGAGACTTGTTTTATACAAATTTGTATCAAAATCTGTCATAGCTGTTTGAAGAGTAAACATATTCATAAATATATCTCCACCAAATACAATAGGATTAGTTTCAGAAGTATCAATGATAGGAGAAGCAGTAATAAAAACATTTGATTCTAAAGCAGATGTTGTATAACCTCCATAAACTTCTACTTTAGGTTGTATTAAATCTACAATAGGAAAAACTTCATCTGTTCCAAAACCTCCTAAGAAAGTAATAGAACCAGGTCTAAGATAATTATAAGAAGAAACAGTAGGTACAGCAGACTGTGTTAAAGGGTCTACGGTATATTTTGCTGTATTTCCTATGATATTACTACCTGACCTACTAAAATAACTATCTCCTGGAGGTATACTATTTTGATTAGCAGGATTATTTAAATCGTTTAGAGAACTTTCATTGTATGCCCAATAATTACGCATATAAAAACCGTTAAACAAAGGAGTTACTTTATCTGTATAAGTAGAATCGTCTAACATATTCATATACATATTATTTTCCCAACGTTTAAGATTTTCAATATTATTAAAAGTAGAAGGTATTGTATTTTTTAATTTTATTCTATAATCAACAGTTTTTTTACCTAAATCAATAGGAGATTTATCAGATGTTGAACTACTTAAAACAACATCTTGTATAGTATAACCTCCTGTTACCAATAAAGCAGTATTACCTGATGTAGCATTTTCTATAGTTGTGTTATGTTTAAAAGATATTTCAGGAGAAAAGAAAGCTAAATGAGTAGGGGTAGAATTTGGGTCTACGAATCCAAATTCGTCAAATAACTGTAAGTGATTTATATGTACTACTTCATCACTTCCATCTATTTCTAAATTAAAACGACTAGAACCAGGACCCATTGTAAACCTTTTAAAAACTTTAACAGTACCTTGAGTTATTCTACGTTTGTCTGTATCAGTTCTTTGTACTCTAACTATTTGATAGCCAGTAATATTAGATAATAAATCTGGACAAGTACTAAAGTCAATACTAAATTGAATACCTAAGTTGTAAGCAATAGTAAACTGAGGTGTATCAGGGTCAGCTTGAGATAAAGGAAAGTAAGGAGTACCCGATAGGTTATTAACGCTATCTTCTTCTGAAATATCAGGAAACTTAATATCTCCAATGTATTCTACAAATGTAGCTTCTCCTTTTGTAGTGTAAAAGATAATACCAAATCTATAAGTTTCTCCTCGTTTGTAACCACGTAGTAAGCCTGATATAAACGGAGATGCAGCATTAGCAAAAGTAGTATTAGGTCTTACACCGTAACCGTCGTTTAAATCGTGAGAATCTCTTGGAAATCCAAAAGGAACAGGTGCTAATGAAGCTATACCTGCTTGTACGTCTCCGTCAACAGTGTAAGGTTCTAAGTGAAAAGTATAACTGATGTTGGGACCTTCTCCTCCTAGTCTTGCTCCGTCAGACTGGTATCTATATTGCTGATTAGTTTGCCAATTAGAATCCCAATGAGCATCTTTATTTAGAGCAAGATTAAAAGCGTTTTGTAAATCGTTATCATCGTTACCTGAGCCTGGAGTAAATGGTGGTGTGATAGTTCCTCCTAAGTTTCTGTATCGTCTAGTTTTAGCATAAAAAGTTTCGTTAGGCCCTAGTAAACTAGCAAGGTTAACTTGAGAACCTTTAATATTAGCAACTACTAAACTATTATCTTTTTGAGTAATACTTTTAGGTGTTTTAAAAGCAAAGTTTTTAGTAGCAAATGTAAATAACTCTTCGGTAGTTTGGCTTCCTTCAGAACCAGTATAAGTAAATACTATTGAAGTGTTAAGACCAATTCCCACTGTCTCTACACTTTTTGCAGATGGAGTAGCTATACCATTTTCGTAATAAAGAACTAAAAATTCTATCTTATCAAAAATGCTGTAGTTAGAAGTGTCAACAGTAACAGAAAGAGATTTGCCTGTGTTTATTGCAATAGGGTCTCCGTTATAATCAGCTGAATTAGTTAATTCAGAATCTGATACAATATGTATTAAGTTAGAGGGTGGAGATACTAATGTTTGTTTTCCGTCAAAAGTAATAAGTCTATAAGCAACTTGATACTCACCTGACATTAATGCTCCTCCTCCTGTAATAGATGTTAGTAAAGGTTGAGTAAATTCTACATTAGGATAGATGTCTACTAATCCTGGGTCTAGTGTAGTTAGATTAGGGTCTTCTAAGTTAATAGTTCTAAAGAAGTTATTATAATCTGTCCAATAAACTCTTTGAGTACAATCAGACTCATATCGTCCCAATGCTTCTATAGGCCAATCTTTACTAAAGTTAAGTAAAGGGCTGTAATACTTTAATGCAGGAAAGCCACTAAGTATTTCTCTAGTAGATGTATTATATTGTATATCGTAAATCCAACTTTTAGTTCCTGAGTCATCTGCTACAAATACTATAATTCGATTTCTAATAGTAGTGTAGCCAATGATTTTAGGGTTAGATGCAGTCCAAACACCAAAAGGTTCTCCTGAAGGATTTGCTTCTTCTGAATCAAAAGGAATAGTAAAAGATTCTACCGTACCTTTCATATTAGTAAAGGCTCCTGTAGATTCACCTGAAGTAGTAGTAATTCTAATATCTAGTGCGTCAATATATAAATTAGGTGGGATACTATCGTAAGCAGTATCTTGATTAAGTCCTGTATAAGTATTAACGTGTGGGTTCATTATATTGCTGGATTAGGTCCTTGTACACTAGCACTAATAGTATTAATAGTAGACACTAAAGCACTTCCTGCTTTAGGTCTAAATTTACGTTGTTCTGGTAACTGCATATTAGCAAAGAAAGAAGCATGTGCTTGTATATCAGGTATTGTTCTAATAGTAGCATTTTTAACTGATTCAGCTTCGTCAACACCGTTCCATTGTTTAGCGTGATTAACTGCTTGAGCAAAATACCAATCTCTGTCTGTTTCTATTTTTTGGAATATAGCATCTCTTAGTTGTCCCATATACCAAAGTTTTCTAGCAATTTTGTGGCCAATGTAAAAAGCAGCAGCTTCTAACCATTGTTGTTCAGCTGGTACTACTGGATAACCACAATCATCTGTTGGAATAGCTACGTAGCTCATCATTATAAATCCTTTACTAAAACTAGGAAAGATATAATTGTTTTCTACAGTGTAAGTTTCTCTCGACTCAGTAGTATAATCTCTATCGTCTTTGTGGTATCTTTTGTGGAAGTTGTCTGTAGCCCAACGCATTGGAAAAGGTCTTCCGTGTCCACATTCAGCTTCTTCTATTGAGTCAACTCCTTCTAAGTAAGCTGTTTGATTAATTTTATGTAAGTCAAAAGGAAGTTCTCCTAAACCATCGCAAATCTCAATATAAGCAATGTCGTTACTCATAACCATACCTACGTTAGTATGAGCCATAAACTCAGCTAACCACTCTAGACCTTCTTCTTGTTTAATGTCGTAGTTAAAAGCAAAGTCTCTTAGTACTTTGTCTATAATAGCTTTGTATGATACGGTTCTTCCTGCAAACATTACATTAAGTTTTTAAATATAGACTCTAATCTATTAGCAATACCTTCAGTTGATTTATCTTTACTAGGGTCTTCTGTGCTTACAGATTTTTCATCTTTGTAAACCCATTCTCCGTTTACTTTTTTACGAGTACATAGGGTAGTAATAAAACCTCCTTCTACTTGTTCTACTCTTGTTTCTTCATAACTACCATCTTCAAATTCTTTGCGAGTAATTTTTACAACTGATTCTACGTCAGTTGAAGAGTTTTCGTTGTTTACTGATTCATCATCCATAATAAAATGTTTTACGGTTAGGGTCTTTTACAACTTTAGCAATCAATCTTGAATATTGTCTTGACGCTTTAAAGCCATAAAAGCTTTTATATTTTAAACTAGTAGTGTTGTTATCCCAATGATGTTCGTAAAACTCTCCTGATGTATGATCGTTCTCGTGATACAGTATTGGTTTATTTGGCACTCCTTTTAATTCTTTTAATGTTTGGTCTGGATACTTTACTTTCCAGTACTCTAGTGTAGCTTTCCAATTAGGTCTTACACTCTTAGCTCTCTTGCCTTCTTTAGTAAAATAGTTTAGTTTCTTACTTCTAACTCTTAGTTTACCTATTCCCGTTAGCTTTAACTCTAATCCTGTTTCTACTATTGCCGTACTAAACTTATCGAGTAATACTTTTAAAAACTTGTTATAAACACTTTTGTCTACTTCTCGTTCTTGTTTATGTTTTAAGTAGTGGTTGTAAAAGTCTTTCTTTTTTACTTCTCCTACTTTTCTTTCTTTACTACTATTGTCCTGCATTGCTTGCCATTGTTGGTTCTGTTTTACCGTCTTCTGCATTATTAGAATCATCTTGCTGATTAGCTCCTTTTTGCATTAACTGATTAAGTATTTGTGGTTTCATATATTCCCACATCCATAAGTTTAATGGATAAGGCTCAGAACTAGAATAACAAGGTTTGCCACTAACACAACTTACAAATTGTTTTAATGTAGTAGGGTCTTCAAATATTCCCCTAACAGTAATGTACTTAGTCAAATTTACACTAGGATTTTTACTAGTTATATACAAGTAATTGTTATAAAGAAATGCGTATATAGCTCTTTGAGTTGTTCTTCCGTGTCCTACGTAAGGAACTCTAGAATAGTCTATTAGAACGAATCTAGGCATCATTATATCAGCAGGACCAATTGTTGCAATACCTTTAGTAAAATAAAATTCTATAGTATTAGGTATCTGTACTTTAGTTCGTAGCACTTTACATTTTGCTGGAACATCTATACAACAATCAATAGGATTAACTAACTCTAATTCTAAACAAGATAAATCTTGTAATACGTAAGGGTCAATACTTCTATTTTTGTTATACTCATTACGCAACCATAGAGCACGTTGTCCATTAATTAAATCTGTAAAAAATTCATAAGAGAATGAAGATTCTATAGAGTTAATTGCTAAAGATTCGTCTAACTGTGCGTGAAGGTCGTCTAATGATAACATATAGCAAATATATAAGTTTATTTTTAAATTACTTACCTTGACCTCTATATAACTTCTTATATTTTCTAGAAGTCTTTAATTTAGAAGTTTTAGTTTTTGAATGTATCCCAGGTCTAGATACTTTTATTCTTGTTTTAGCTCCACCTGTTGTTTGTACTTTAGCCATAGCTATCTGTTTTTAAAAGTAAAGTTTAAGATAGTAAACAAATAAAACTCTCTTGATATATCTGCTTCTATTGTTAATATGTCCACATAAGATATTCTTATTGATATTCTTAATTTATCCCATTGTCTTGCGTGGGATTTCCAACCGTTTCTAATTTTCATAATTAAAATTCTTTTAGTAAACAATAAGTAAATGTAGGTTGTTTAGATAACTTAAACTCTTGCATTTGCTTTTTATATTTTTGTATTTCACAAGGTACTTGGCAACCTGCTGACCAGCCTCCTACAACCGTACCTGTAGCCTTTGCATCAATGTCGTAGCCATTAGAATGATAGTTAATACCAAAGAAACCTTCTTGCAACAAACCTTGTTCTTCTGATTTATTATCTTTATCTCCGTCTCTATGCACTTTGATTTTAGAACCTAATTGTAGTAAAGCATCTACTTTACCGTGATGTTTGCCAAACTTCCAAAGATCGTAGTACCACTCATCAGATTTAACTACCGCTGCTCCATTAGGATTAAATTTACCAAAGTTTTTTAAAACAGTTACTCCTGGATTAGTAGTACCTTTAATTACTTGTCTAAAAGTCTCTCCAATAAAATGATAAAACTTATCATCAAAAGCATCAGGTTTATCCTCTGTTGAACGTACTCCTAATATCCAATGTCCTTGAGGAATACCTTTATAATCAGGTAAACTTTTTACTCTATCTAATAGTTGACTGTCTGTATAAGTTTTCATAATTATAATATTTCGTCTTTTTGTTTTTTAATAAACTTTGCTACACCTAGTAAACGTTTAAACATAGCCCATAAACCGTAACCTTTTACGTTAACTACTTTCTCATCTATTGAATATACTTCGTTAACTACTAAAGCAATAACAGTAATTTTAGTAATAGCTAAAGGTATAGATAAAAATAATAAAAAGAACTCTCCTAATAAATTAATGTCTAGTACATAAGCAGTAATTACTACTGTATTATAAACAAATAATTTAGAAATAAACCTAGCTAATTTATTACTTTTTAAAGGTTGTTTTTGTTGTTTAGCCGCCCACACCCCAAAACAAGTATCTAAGAATATAAATAACCCTACTAATACTATAAACACTTTAATAGGAGCAAGTAAAGTTATTCCTAATATTAAGTATTTAATTATTGATGTTTTTAATCCTATTAAAATGTTGACGACTTCCTGTTTCATGGTTTAAGGTATTTTTTGATTATTTTAAAAGTTAAATATATAAGTATAATTATTAATGATATTCCTCCTAAATAAGCAAAAAATACAACCCAAGAAGGTATATATTTTACTTTAATCTCTCTTCCTTTTTTATATACTACTTTATCTTTTATAATAGTATTACCTTTTATCGTTCTGTAAACAGTATCTACCTTAGCTCTCGAATAGTAAACGTTGTTTCTTAATCTTGTTTCTAGACTTAATATCTTTCCGTTCTTATCTTTTAATATATCCCCAAACCTAGACACAACGTTGCCTAAGCTATCGCAATACAATGAGTCTACTATAGTAACTGTTTCACCAGGTATCTCAATAGTAGTATCTCTATACTCAATAATTGTTTCTATTTTAGTTTCCTGAACACACAAAGGACAATACTTCTCTAATCTACGTTCTAAAGAACAAGATGATAGCAATAGTAATATTATTAACAGTCTAGTTTTCATTTATTTCAAAGTTAGTTAATCCTCCTAATATATCTCTTATACTTTCATCAAAAATAATAATTTCATTATCATATTCGACATAAAACTTTCCATCTTCTTCAACGCAATCAGTATAAGATTGAGTAACTGAGTTTTCACTACTTGGAATACCTAATTGTAAGTTAATAGCATCAATGAATGTTTGAGCTTGTTCAGTAGTGTCAAACTCTTTTCTAATAATAGCCATAATAGTTGTTTATGTTGTTTTCAATTCCTGCTCTTTGTGTTGAATCTGTAAACATTGTAAAATTTTGATATTTTCCTAAGAATCCAATTGAATTTCCTCCTCTAGCAAAAAGATATATAACCTGATTACTTAAAGTTGTTGAATTATTATTGAGAGTTACAGTTCCACTTATTTCTATTCCATTTATCCAAACTTGAGAAGCATCCGAAGCTACTTGTCCAGTTCTAAATCTTATAGTTATCAGTTGCCTACCTGTACTTATTGGGTATGTTTTTCTTGAAGATATTGTACTACTTATTCTTTGAGTTACATACAATATGTTTCCTTGTATAAAAATTCCTAAAGCACCATTATTAGATGTATAAGCTGTAGAACTTTCAAATAAGTATTGTTGAGTCGTGACATTGGTGACATTCAATCCGAAAGTCATTAATAAATCGCTGTATGCGCTTAAAGAAAGTGTGTTAGTACTGCGTAAACCTAATGTTGCACCACCTTGCAAAGCTAATTTACCACCATCTGTGATTATATTTCCACCATTTACAATTATAGGTTGTCGAATTATTGTTGCATTTATAACATCATCTCCTCCAGTTGCTTGGTCATATCTTTTAGAAATCGAACCATATCCCCTCGCTGTTGCCCCTGTTTTATCATAGGCTAATAAAGTCGAACTCTGTGTTAATTGAAAGCCCCAAACATATACACCGCTAACCCCATCACCTACATAAGAAGATTGGTTTAAGTTGTTTACAGTGAAAATTCTATATAATGGATTTATAAGTGTTGAATTAGCATTAAAAGTAACAGAAAATCTCCACCATCCGTTACCAGCATCAGTAACAATTGGAGTAATAGGAAATGTAGATGTTTCAATTGCACCAGTCAATAGATTTATTCTTGCTTGTCCCACACCACCAGCTTGTATATCAGTTTTAGTTCTTTCACCAGCTTTTAGATAAACAGAAAAATTATAATCTAAACCAACAACTGTAATACCTAACGTTTGTGTTAAAAAATGGTTTGTGAATGAAGTGTTTTCAATTAATTTATCAGCAGTTAATGTCCCATTTGGGGCTGTTTCAACATCTATATAAGGAGGTGTACCAGTAGCTACTAAATTAACTTTCTGATAAGTAGTCTGACTTATATCTTCAGAATAAGCTAAAAGATTCCATCCAACAAAATCAACAATATCACTCCCAACAACTTCATTTGATACAAAGCCAAAATCTTGTTCTGTATTGTCGGATGTTCTAAGTACTCTTATAGCATTGCCACTATAAGCACTCCTTAACTTTCTGAAATCGAAACCCATCGTAATACTTGGAAATGAATCAATCAAAAACTGAAACTGTATTTTTGGCATTAAAGAAATTAGGCTTCTGTACATACTCCAATTATATCAAATTTTGTATCTGTTGAATTATAAATACAACCAATATAAGTTGTTTTACTTGCAACTGTTGTTGTTGGTGCAACTACTCCAATTGCTCTAAAATTAGCACCGTAACCAATTGTTCTTGCAGTTCCGTTGTCTTTGATTCTAAATATTAAAGATTGACCTTCTGTAAATGTGCCAGTTGGATTTGCTAACGTTAAACCAACCGCTTGCGCTGTAATAGTTACTAAGTCATTTGTACTTGTAGCTGTAACTGTAGCATTAGACGCAACTGTTTGAACTCTAGGAATCATAGATGTACTTACTGAGCCATCAGCCATTAAGAATTGACTAGACGTTCCACCAGTCTTTACCAATGTAGTAGCCTCTAATGTACCAATAATTGTTGCAGCATTACCACTACCTGATGTCTTATTAACTTTCAGCCCTTCATTGTTTCCACCTTTAGTAATTAACAAACCTATTCCACTACCGCTTGTGTGATTAGCTGTAAGAGTGTCTGTGCTACCATTGTGAGTGAATGTACCTTTACCAGCATCTAAATGAAACGTGCCTAAGTTAACATCAGCTGTAGCACCAGTGTATGGAACTTTACCAGATAATTGAGCACTATCAGTAAGTGTTTTAGGAGATACAAATTGGTCAGTAATTGTTCCTGCATCAACATCTGCTTGAGTAGCTTGATAAGGTGTTTCTATAAATTGTATTACTAAAGGACTTGTGGTAAAACAATAGTATATTCCTTTAGGGTAAAAAGTACCCCCTAAAGAGCCAGGTAACCAAGCTGTACCTTGAGAATTTTGACACCAATAAAAAGTATCTGCCGTTGGAGGGTAAGCTAATAAAGCAGCATAATTGTCTACTACAGTTATTTCTGTGCCACCGCCACCGCCAGCAGTCGTTAGAAAAGCAAATATTTTCATTATTCTACAGTTAACAATATAATATCTGAAGGAGTAGCAGAAGGATTAGATAAAGTAAATGTATTACAAGTTTTGTTTCCTTCTCCTGAAAAGTTATAAGTACCACTTGGTAAAGTAGCTCCTGCAAAATCAATAGTTTGACCTGTAGGCACTATTAATGTAACTCCTGTGTATTTATTAGCAGGAAGGTTGTAAGGAAATGTTAAAGTTCTACCTAATATAGCTCCAGCAATAAATGTACCTGTTAAAGCAGATTCTATATTATTTAAAGAAGTGTTTACAGTTTGTAAAGTACTTTCTTTAGCTAAACCTGTAGCTGTTAAATCGACAGAATTAACTCTTACTAACAGTTCTTCCTGCCCTGTTACTTTTACTTTAGTATTATTGTTTCCTGTGATAGAGACTTCTCTTTGTGACATGTTGTATTTTTTTAATTATTTGTATAATAGTTTTTTTATTGTTCCGTATGGAATAGTGTTATAAATAACAGTATTGTTAGGTATATCTCTAGGGTCGTAACAATTTAATATTTCTAATACTCTTCTTTGTTCTTTTAAAGACTCTTCAAGTTTACATACGTCTATTCCAAAAATTAGATTATTAACGTACTCTAGTACACATTTAGAATATTCACACTGTTTATTCCAAACTTCTAATTTATAACATTGTACTTCTTCTGTAGTAACTACAACGCAAGGTAAAATTGAAAATTTATCAAAAATTCCTACTTCTCCTAATTCTGCAAATGGACAATTTGTTAATGTAGTAAAAGAATCTATAACAGCATTTTCATCCCTAAATATCCACGTTTCTTCGTCCCAATAAATAGAATAATATAAATTACTTATTTCTTCTGCTAACAAAAAATCATAATAATTTCTACTATTAAGTATTCCTGTAACACTTAGTTCAGTTGTAATTTCAACACCTGTTGATGTTGGAGTGTAAACGATTCTAATACATTGACAACTTTCAGTAGACATTTTTTTATTGTTAAGCTATGACAACAACTCTTACTAATACATTAGTAGAACCTCCTCCTAATGTTACAGTAATTAAACCTGTAGAATTATCTATAACAATAGATGTTAAAGTATCTCCGTGTAAAGCTAAAGACCAATTTCCTGAAGGAGAAGGACTGTTATTTCTTAACCATACTTGTACTTGTAAATTAGTAAAACCTGCGGCAACACTTCCAAATAAACAACCATTAGGAACAGCAGAACAAGTAGTTAAATCTGCACGAGAAATAGTACAAGTACCCCCATCTAAATTAGAAGTAAAATCTTTAACAAACTTAAAAGCGTTTGTACCATTAGTACCTGCTGCACCTGTAGCTCCAGTAGATCCAGTTGCACCTGTTGGGCCCGTTAAATCTTCACTAGTAAAACTAGAGCCATCAGTATAATAGATAGTAAAAGTACCGTCCTCATTGTCTACTGTTGAGCTTACTCCTACTCCGTTTGTTCCTTTAAACAAAGTTATTTCATTGCATTTATTACAAGTACACATAGTTAGTTGTATTATTTATTTATTAGCAATTACCTGAACACCCACAACTTGCACAACCTACAATGGTTTCACAATAAGTTGAAGCAGCGTTTAGTATGTTATCAGCAGTATCAAAGTCGGCACAAGCAAAAGCAGTTTTGATTCCATAGATAAATATTTCCATTTGGTCAACTTGCTCTTTTAACTTGGCTACTGTTGGCGTGTTACAAGCATTAATTAGTTTTAGTACTAAAGCATCTTTACAATTACATAAATTGCATAAGAACAGTACGTGTTGAGTTTCATTAGTATATACTTCGTCTTCTGGTCCTATAACAATGTAAACTAATTGGTAAATTCCATCAGGGTTAGACCAAGTAGCTTCAGTTAAAATAGGAAAACTCCCAGGTGTAGGAGCAGAGACTGCATTTGCATATAAGTCTAGACCTGTAGTAGTGTCTTTAAGTATGTATTGAGAAACTAAAGAAACTCCGTTAATAACAGTTAAAGAAATAGGTTGAGCTATATTAACTTGATAAGTACCTCCGTTATTAGTACCATTACCTGTAAGAAATGCTGTGATTACTGTACCAGGAGCTATTCCTGGAGCTATTAGTGCTTGACCAATAGCAAAAGTTCCTGTTAAATGTATAACATCTGTAAAAACGTTACCAACAATGGTTCCGTTTCCTGATGCTAGTATTGCAGGAGTCTGTTCTAAGTTATAGAACGCTACGCTTGCGTATTGTACTTCGTCTGTATCTATGTTAGGCGAACCCCAGCCTCCTGTGTTAGTAGTTATTACATAGGGATTAGTTTGCTCTGTAAAAGAAATTAAGTTGCATTTACCTGATAAACTACTAGAAATTTTAGGGAGTAGAGCCATAACAATTTTATATATTCAAAAGTAAACAAAAAAATAGTAGTACCCACCACATAGACAGCAAAATTTCTGTGGTGGGACTACTGGGGGTTGGAGAATTTACTCGTCAAAATCTGCCGCAGTAAGACCTAAAGCTACTACAAATGCTTCACCATTGTTAGATGTAGCTGTGTCTAAGTCTCCTGAAGAATCTAAATTAAGATATACTACTACGTTACCTCTTGCAGTTGAAGCTGAAACTAATCCGCCAATATTCTCTTCCCAAGCAATGTTAAGAGCAGAGTATTTAGAAGTAGCAGCAGTGTTGCTGTTTACTCCTGGGATTTTAACAACTTGGTCACGAGGTACAGAAGGAGTAGCCAATTGGTTATTTTCTCCTTCAAAACCGTAGTTCATATATTCGTCCATAGCAACTTGTTGCCATACACCATTACCATTACGAGCACCTGTAAGCAAAGTAACTAAAGTAGACGTATCTGAGAAAGTTACATTGAAACGGTTAGCGTAGTAATCTCTAAATGTGTTAACATTAAATGGAGCAGCAACACCTGTCAAACGTACACCGTAGTCACCTGGAGTTCCTACAATACCTACTTGAGAAGCTGCTGTAGTACCACCTGCTACTAAACCTGTATCACCTTGGTAAGCATAGTTTAATGTAACAGACGTAGTAGAAGAAGCTGTAATTTTATAAGCTACTCCTAATGAACGTAAGATACCACCTACAGTTGGAGCTGTAGCTGTAGAAGCTGCACCTGCACTATCAGTAAACAAAGCTACTCTTGAACCTTTAGTAAAAGATAAGTGTGTTGCAGTTCCTACCCAGTCAGCTTGAGTTCCAGCAACTAATGCTTCAAATTTCAAGTAACCATTAGCAGGCTCTTGTGCAAAGTTTTTTAAACCATTTGCAACTAATGCAAAAGCCAATTCTTCTTGAGTACCTGAAGCATCAGTACGAACTGGACCAGCAAATAAACTCATAGGTTGAGAACGGTTAGCTGCATCGTTATCGTGCTTACGAACTTTAATAAAGAAATCAGAGTTGCTAGCTACAGGAAGAGCACCAGTTGTACCATTATAACCAACAGTTGTAACTTGCTGAACAGCAGGTTTGTGTTTAGCAATAGTAAACTTAGCAGTTCCTTTAGTAATAACTGGAGATTTCATTAATGGCTCAGTAGCTCCTTTACCTTGTACTACAAAGTATTGGTCACCATTTGCTAACGCTGCATATTCAGTGTTAGACATTCTACGTAAACCTAAGTCACATAGTACGACTGCACCAGCAGGTAAGTTAGCGTTTGTAATAACTGTACCTACAGACGGTAATGCTGTAGTAGCTACATCTACGTCGTTTAGCACTACGCTAAACACATTGTTTGCTTTTCTTAACATTTTATTTTGTTTTTAAATTATTAATCTTTTATTATTCTAAATCTTTAAATCCTTCTATTAAAGGAACTTTTTGTTCTTTAACTCTTTGTAGTAACAAGTCTGCTGCAATATCTACTATAACTACGTGAGTTGAAGTATCTAATTCACAGTTTCTTTGATTAGCAACAGTAGTTCTATTAACTACTATGTCTAATGGGTTTTTAACATATCTAATATGATAGTTAGTTATATTAAAAGTTTTATCAGTAAACAATTCGTGACGTTTAGCAGTTGCAGCAGCACTAGGTAAAATACCAGAAGTGCTTCTTGAAAACTCAGAACGCCAAACTCTACAATCTCCCGTAATGTTGTAAAACGGTTTTTTATATTTGCTCCAGTTAAACCTTTGCATTTCATTGTGAGCAATTGTTACTATGTACCCAATAATAAATTCCTCTGTTCCACATATCTTTTTATCTATAGTACACTCTTCGTATATAGTATACATGTGGTCAAGCGGTAAATCAAAGAACTTTCCTATAACATAATTATTCGTAATAATTCCTGTTTGAGAAGCAGAAGCCGTTAGGTTGTTACCGTCCTTTACTAGAGCAGCTAATCCTTGGTTTCTTATTTCAATTTCTTCAAAGCCTTTGCCTTTTCTATTGTTTACTTCATCAAAAAACTTTTTAACGTATAGCTGTTGTGCTTCAGATAATACAGAAGTGTAGTCAAAGTCTTCGTACCCAGGGGAACCAAAACTAGATACTCTATCTACTTTCTCATCTAGCAAATTAGCCATTTCGTTAGCCGTCATTATTTACGTTTTAATAGTTCAATTTTTCCTTTTATTCTCATTTTAGATTCTTGGTTATCAGGATTTAAAAGATAATTGATAGTATCATTTAAGTCTCCTAATTCAGCACCGTTATCTAAAACATATCTTTTTTCTCCTTTACGAATTATTGCACCAGCTTCAATAGCTTCTTGTACAAAGATACGCTCGTTATACTGCGGATGGTCAACTACTTCTAAGAAATATTTAGGGCTGTTATCAACAACATTTAATACTTCTCCTTTTAGCCATTCATCAGTAGCAGTAGCAGGAATAGTTCTACCTAGTGATTTAATAAATCCTATGATAGAAGAACGACTGTTTGTAACTTCAGCAAACTTAATATAAGCTTGAGATTTTACGTTAGCTTCTTCAAGTTTTTGAGATGTAACTTTACTTTCATCTACAATCATAAACTCGTAAGTAGCTTTTAAGGTTCTCTCATCGTAAGATGGAGCGATAAGCATTCTATTAGAAATCAGTATTAGATACTTTAACATATCTAAAGATTGATTCAAGTTTAATGTCATCCCTTCTTTAGTAATAACTACTCTACCTCTACGATCACTTCTCCAGAAGTTTTTATCTGCTTCTGATGTAGGGTTTAAGTCTACTCCTAACTCTTTTTCAAAGAACTCTTTTTGGGTCATTCCGTTAGGAAATGATTCCATATACTTTTGGATTTTGACTCTCTTTTGGTCGTCCAAAATAACTTTTACTCCTCCTCCTTTTAATTCGCTATTAAGTGGTACTTGATAGCTTCGTTTTACTTTGTTATACATAAAAGGGTCTTTTTGTTTTTCTTGACCTTTTACTAATAACGTGCTCCATTTGCCTGAAGACTCTACTGCTTTTACAGAAACTAATCTATTTTGTAGAAAAGTACCGTAAACAGTTTTTTGTTTTTCTGCTGTTTCCATTTTTTGCTGTCTTAAATTATTATATTAAATTCTCCGTTTTAAAAAAGTCCTCCTCTTTTTAGGGAGGAGAACTCGTTTAAAATTTTATCATCTTTCAACTACTAAGCGTAAGTCTACAACTTTAGTTGGGTCTTCGATCATCATACCACCCCATTTCTGGAAATGTACAGAGTAACCGTCAACTGGTGAAGCTACCATTTTAGGTGAACCTTTTCCTGCTGGAGAGAATGGGTCTCTCATACCTGGGATATAAGCCCAATTGTAATCAGGAACTCCTTTTGGTTTAATACGGTAGATACCTGCATTATCTCCATAATCTAAAGCAAGGATTCTGTGTGATTCTACGATACCTTTACCATCAGGGTGACGTTGTGGGAAGTATACATCATCATCGAAGAAATCAACGATTTCAACCATAATAGTAACTCCATTGTACCATTCGTAAACATTCCATTGTGGCTCCATTAAACCTTTAGTGTTTTTTCCACCTAAGTTTCCTGGGTTAGTATTAGAAGTTAAGAATTTGTCAGAGATTACTGTAAACTTACCTGCACCTGATTTAGCGTTGATTTGTTTAGAGATTTCGATAGCACCAAACTCACCTGTTAACAAGTGGATAGTACGTTTTCCACGCTCTAATTTACCAACACCCATGTCTAACAACATTTCTAAATGCCAGTCAAGGTCATAAGTATTATAGTAATGAACGTTAGATGGAGCAATTTGCTCAAAGAAACCTGCACCTGATTCGATAGCATATTTCGTTTTATCATCTTTGTTCAAGTATTTGTGGTCAGCAGTCCAGTTTTTCTTACCGTACATTAACATTCTTGCGAACATTTCTTCACACTGGTGATGAGCAACTAAATCTTGGTAGTTAATCCATACAGACTCAGATTGTCCTTTGTAATTGAAACCAAATTCTAATGGTTCGTTTTTACCTTTATTAATAGTGTTACCTGCTACTTCATATTCCATTCTCATTGTTGTAGGACGGTTTTCCATTCTCCAAGGAGATGTAAAGTAAGGTTTAGCACCTTGATAAGATAATGTAGAAGGACTTAATGAATAGTATTTAGACCAACGAGTTCCAACAGCTAATTCCTCAGAAGGAACAGTTTTGTTAGGATTGTCTGTAACTAATTCAACTTCTACTTTGTAACGAGAACCAGCATCCATAGCTTTTTTAACTAATAAGTGGTAATCATCAACTTCTCCTCTTAGTACGTTTGTTTCTTCAAACAAAGGTTCGTCAAAGATTAAATAGAAACGCTCTCCGTTTGCACCTACGTTAGCAGGGAAAGTTCCAGCAGAAATAGTAAGACCATTGATTGTTTCAGCGTCTACTAAAGGCAAGTTTTTATCTTGTTGTCCTTGTAGCATCCAGTTGTAAAAACCATTTTCTTGTTCTACTTCTTTAACAGGAAATCTATCAACAAATTCACGAAGTTTACCTTGTAAATTAGTTTTGTAGATTTCTTTGATTACGTTACTAATCAATTGTGGTTTTTGTTGGTATAAAGAATAGAAGTGGTTATCTGTTACCAGACCATTGTAATCTTTCGCTTCATACCTTTGTAATGGAAGTAATTGAGCCATTTTGTTTTTTTTAAATTGTTAACGGTATATATTTATTATTTTTTAGTAAAAGCACTTTCTAGCATACTTAGTAATCCTTCAGTTTTCTGTGATGTTTCTACTGATGTATTACGTCCTACGCCTCTTTGTTCTTCTGAGGAAATGATTTTGTCTAACTCATTTACCGCAGCTGTTTTTGCTACATTTTTTAATTTAGAAATATCAGGTTTAAACTTACCTTGCTTATCTAAGTTAAATAACCCAATTGTATCGTAGTAGTTGATTAGCATTTCAAACTCTACTGGGTTTCTTTTTTGTTTATACATTAAACTGTTATACTCTTGGCCTGCATCATCTTTAAAAACAGGGTTTAAGATATTACCTTTTAATCTATCCTTTGCTACTTTATTTAGGCTTAACCCATCAATAAAAGCATCTCTAGATTCTATGTTTGAGATTAAATTTTCAAACGCTTTGTTTTGAGCTTCAATCTCTGCTTTAGTTCTTTCTTCTTTAAAAGCCTTAGCTTCTTTTACATAACCTTGAGCTTGGTTTTTTAATTCAGGAATAGCTTTTAGAGCTTTATCTGCTAGCTTACCTACAGACTCTGCATCTTCTATTGCCTCCATTGCATCTTGGTCAGAAAAGTTTTTAGACTTTAATAAGTCAAAGTAAACTTGTTTTTGCAAGGTTACATCTTTTTCTAAAGCATCATTATCAATACTATCAAAGAACTCTAATCTTTGGGCCATTAAGATAGCTTGGTCAGTTTCGTCAAATGCGTCTTCGATTTCTAAAAATCGTTTCTTAACACTTGGCATACTTTTTTTCCAATTCTCTTCTGCCTTTTTAAAATTAGTTTTTACTGTTTTATCGACTAACGATTTAATCGAATCTAAAGTACCTGGCAACTCATCTAGTTTTTCAACATCTTCTGCTGTTAAAATACCTGCGTTAACAAGTTCTTTCATTAATCCTTTGTAGACTGCTTCTGTTTTACTAGCAGTATCTACTGAGGATTCAGTGTTACTCTGTTTAGTAGTTTTCTCTACAGGAGTTATTACTTCCTGTAGGTTATCTACTTCAATTTCTTCTTCTCCAGTTTCTTCTTTATTAGATTCAGCTACTGCTGAATTTAATTCTGAGGGAGTCATTATTTGAAGTCCTTCAAATAACTCTTCATTCTCTGTACTCATATTTGCTGTCTTAATTGGTTACAATATTAAAATTATTTTTATACATAGGGTATATTAATTGTTATAAAACTCTTATAGTTCTATAGCTCTATTTTGCTCCATTAGCTCTGTTAGCTTGAGCAGCAATAGATTTTTTCTGTAGTTCCTCTTTAGCTTTATTAGCTCTAACTGTTTCTTCTAACTGTTGTTGCTTTAAGTTAATCTGTTCTTGTTTAAAATTCTCATCAACTTCAGTGCGACGTAAGTCTAATAAATCTCCCACACCATTGTTATCAGTGTCTACCATATTAGTGCTGTTTCTGTAGTTGTTATTCTCTTCTTTTATACTTGCAATAAGTATATTAGATTCTATTCTTTCTCTTTCTACTGCAATATCATCGTCGTGTTTTTTAATCTCCCACTCTCGTTGAGCTTGCTTGTCTTGCATCATTAATTTATTAGCTTCGTCTTGTTGAGCTAATTGTTGTTGTTGTATTTTCTGATTTTCTTCTCTAATTTTTCTAGCAGAGTCTTCTAATTTTCTTGCAACATCTTGTACAGATTCAGATTGGCTAATAGCAATTAAATCTGATATAGTAGCTTGTCCGTTTTGAATAGCTGCTTGAGATAATGCTTTAAGGTCATTAAACAACTGTTGGTCATTAGAAGAATTAGACAAGTGTAAATCATACTCCGTAGCACAAAACTCGTCGAAGTGAGTTATAAGTTGTTGCCCCATATCATCTAATAAGTATTGTCCTTTTTTAGGATTAGTTTTATAAGCATATTTACAACACTCTAAGAACTTAGTTAATACTCTTTTGCGGAAGTTGTTATCTATTGCAAACCATTTTTCTGTAATGTGAGAAGTTTGTGCTACCTCACGTTCTACATTATTAACGGCTTCTCTGTTTTGTATTTGCCCTTCTCTAGCACCTGTAACACCTGCTATTTTACCTAGAGTATTTTCTATATCTAACATTAAGTTAGTATACATTCCTATTTCATTAGGGTCACCTACTTGTATTTGTTGAGCTGTAAGTGTATTGAAAGCTCCTGCTGACTTACCTTGAGAAGGTCCTTTAAGTATTTCATTAGTAGGGTCTAACCAACCAAATTTATTGATAGTTACATATCTCATCCATTCTTTAGGGTCCCAACCTGATGGCACTAAAGAACTGTTAAGTGCTGTAAAAGAACCTTTGTAGGTAGCAATAGCTAATTCACGTTTGTAATAAGCAATGTCATAAGAATAAGCTAACGGTTTCATCACATCCATTAAGGATTGAACCTTGTAATCATTTGTTGAGTTTACGCTACCTACATAAGGTGGAGTACCTTTTGATTTGTTAACTAGGGATTTAGAAGCATAAGGTACAGGCCTCATTACTGTATATACATGGTCAGCTATCTTAGTACCTTCCATCCACTCATTAACCCATATCCATTTTAAAGATTCTCCTAATGTTTTGTTAACTTTATAGTCTTCAGGAACATAGTCTTTTTGTTCGTTACCGTCTTCATCAAAGTAAGTAAGCTCACCTATTTTTCTTCTAGACCTCCAACATACTTTTAGCACACGTACGTTACCGTAAGTATCAAAAGCACCTGCAAATGTACGTACTCCCATTTCGTTAGGATGAAAGATATTAAGAGCACCTTGTTCTCCGTAGTAATCGTATACAGAAATATCTCTGTTTAATCCTATACCACCACCTGAACCTAATGATGCATCTACTTTTCCTCTTTCTAAGAAGTCAATGTCTTCAGGTCGTAGTACGTCCCAGTAATCATCTATTATTTGTCCTATTGACCTATAACCATATTCTACAATAATGTCGGCATCTTCGATATACATTGAGTTACCGCCCATTGTGTATAAGTTCATAGGATTAACTCGTCTCATTACAGGGTTGCCTCCTAATACTCCACAATACATTATTTCTTCTCCTGCTGTAAGCAAGTCTTCAAAAGTTCTTAAGAAAGTAAAATCAAAATCTCCTTCTTTGTATTCTTTCTTTAGAATTTTGTTAGCAGTAATCTCTGCAATATCTTGGAATTGGTAAGTTTTATATTTTTCTAGTTGTTGTAATCTTTTTTGTATTTCTTCATCACTAATAGAAGTAGTCTGTATGATGTTATCTAGTTCTGCTTTTATAGTGTCAGTTAAAGTTTGTTCTTTACGAGATATACTTTCTGAATCGTTAGATGATATGTATGCTTTAAAGTCTTTCTTTCTTTTAGCATATTCTCCTAACAACAAGTTAATTTTACTGTTTTCTATTCCTATGTGTTGGAAAGAAGCAGGTAAAGATTCTAAATCTAAGTTATCAGGGTTGATAAACTTCTCAAAGTCTTTAGAGCTGATGATGTTAACTCTTAAGTTGTAGTTGCTTTTTTTATTTTTAAAGTTAGAACGTAGATTAACGTCCGATGTTAATAGATGCTCTGCAAAGTCTATATTCTTTTTATACCAGTGGTCTGTTTTTTCTGCATCAGATAACTTTTGTCTTGGAAAACTGATATAACCTTGGATTTTTACAGGAGAGCTCATAGTAAAATTTTATTTAAAATACAAATCTATGAATAATAATTTGAATTAAAAGTCTCTATTGGCTTCTTTTTTAGTACTCCCATTTTTTCAAAATAAGGATTATCTAAGAATGTTTTTATCTGTTCGACTTTTTGTGTTACTTCTTTATACATAGTACTGTCTAACCACATTAACATTATTAGTGCTGATACTCTATCAAAGTTACCATCAGGATTCCACATCACTAACTCTGTTAGCATTGCTGGAGAATAAATAGTTTCATACACTCTTGTCTCTGATACTGTTGATATTCTTTCTTGTAACCAAGACTTAACCATATTACGTCCTTCAGAGTTAATAGAACCTGATGCATTAATACCTTTAGAAGTATTAGTACCTGCTTTATAAGTATCAGTTGAGCGTAATTGGTAAGGAGTTTCTGCTAGGAGATAAGTACATTTGTTTTGGTCAAAGTAGTTGTATAAACCAATAAGGTTTTTTTCATACATTCCCATAGCATTGTAGTACATTAGCAACTTACGGCAGATTTCATAAAAATCTTTAGCTTCACCTGTACGTCCTGTGTATTCTGCTACTATTTGTCTAGTGAATCTATTCATTACTACTATACAAGGTAGTGAGTCAGTAGTAGCCTTGTCTTTATCAACAACGTCTATTCCTGCAATGTACACTCCTCGGTTGATAGTACCGTCGGGATTTCTTTGTGGTTTAGCCCATAGTTCTACACACCCTCGTTTGTCATCATTCTTGTTTAAAGGGAACTTTCTAATAGGTTTCTCATCTTGTATTGTTTCAAAGTCTACTGCTCCGTCTTGTGTAAAGACTAGTCTACCTTTAAAAGAAGCATCTGTGTATTTTTTGTATTTACCTCCTTCAACTTCAGCTAGTTGTTCTTTAATTAGTAGTGTTGGAAAGAAAGCTCCTTCTAATACAAGGAAAGCTTCTGAAGGCAACATAGGACCGTTGATAATTTCTGTTTGGTATACAGTTGGATCAGGTGACTTCTTTGCTTCTTTACGTCTGTTTTCAATATACATATTAGCTAGCAAGTCATCAGTTATTTTGTTTTCACCAGTCTTAAACTCATTAAGAGTTTTAGAATAAGGTACAAAATAACCTATTTGTCCTCTATGTTCCCATACATCTTCAAAGTCTATACAGTTATAATCTTGCGGATTACGAAATATAGATTCAGCATACAATGCTGCTTTACCTGATACTAGTCCTCCTGTACCTAATGCCCAGATTACTAGGTTTTTCTTTTGTTTAGATGCTTGTGTTGCTTCTACTGCTCCCCAAGACTCTTTAATGTTATACATAAAACCTACCTCATCCAGCACTACTAAGTTAGGTCTAGTACCATTGGCTGCTAGTGGGTTATCTTTAAAGGTTCTATGTCTAAGTACTGAACCAGACATACTTGTAATGTCTCTATTGGGAGCCATTGACCCTGAATAATCAATCATTAGTGGTGCAGGAAAAAACTCATCTCCTAATTTATAACTTCCTGCTAAAAGTTCTAGTGCAGTAGAGGATTTTTTAAGTAAAGGCACTGTGTACTTAGTGTCAATTGCTCCTACAACTGTGTCTGATGCAAAGAATTGTTTAGCTTTTCTTCTAGTAAGGTAGTCATCGTAGTCTGTAGCTCCGTCAAATAGTAAGTTATGATTAACAATGCCTGAAGAGGAGTAGGATTTACCTGAACCACGGGCTTGTATAGACATAAAATGCTTAGCAGAGTTTTTGTATAGTGGTTTTCCTAAAGATTTGCCGTGATTTTTACGTAGATATTCTCTAGCAGTTATATAAGTAAACTTTTTAGTTTCTTCTTCAGTAATCCTTTTTAGTTTTATAGAAAGTTCTTTTTCAGGTCCATATTTTCTATCACAAGTAAACTGTGTGTCGTCAGCAAAACCTGAAAAACCTCTACATTCTTCGTATAGTAGAAACAATTCCCAATCTATATCTCTTAAAAACGGTAAACCAAAAGCTTGAGATACAGAAGAGTCGTCTTCAAATTGTATGTTGTGAAAGTTGATATAGTAATATAAAGGACCAGGCATCCATTTACCTGATACCCAATATCCTTCTATACATCTTCTTTTTTGGTCTTTCCAAAAACCAATTCTATCGTAATACTCTAGTATTGGATGGAAGTTAGGTATCTCGGGTAATCTGAAATTGGAGTTATTTATTATCATTTGTTTCTATTGCAGGCCATTTATTAATAGGACAACTTGAAGCTAGGCTGTGGGTCTTAAATTTTACAGAACAACCACATTCAGCACAACATTCTTTAACTAAAGGAGGACAATCTGTAGACAAGTGTATACAACCTTGACATATTAGATGTCTTTCCTTAGCTACTTCTTTTACAAATTTATTTTTAGCTACGGTATTTTTAATACCTTCTAGAATTTTTGATTTATTTTCCCAAATGCTATCCATTGTCTTAAGTATTAAATTTCTCCAGCCTCAGTTAGAGACTTATTGTGTTTACCTTTTTTAGTAACTTTTTCTTCTTCGTAATCTTTCTTAATCTTTTTGTAGTCTTCAAATAGTTTAGGAGTATTAGCTAGCATTTTGTCTAACTTAACTAACTCATCTGTATCATTTTGTTGAATAGCAGCTTTGTATAAAGTTTTAAGTGACTCGTCTCTCATTGTTATAATTTCTCCCCAAGTAACTAACGCTCGTTCAGCATCAGTTAATACAGAACTTTTGTATAAAGCTACTACATCTTTACAAGATTCCCAATTAAACTTAGGTTCTTTTAACAAGTCTTTAGCTAGTATACTAAGTTTATCAGGAATGTTAAAGAACTTAGATTCAGGATTGTAAGCAAAGTAAATTGCCCACATCAGCTTAGAACTTTTTTCTTTATTCTTAGTAGTATCTTTTGTGTACAAAGAGTTAAATTGCTCTATAAGCAACAACTCTCTGTTTAAATCCCAGAAACTAAACTCGTGTTGAGGTTTCATCTTATTTTAATTTGTCCCATAGTGTTTCGTAAGAGTATTTACATATAAACTCTTTACCGCCTGAGTAGATAATAGAGTGGCTAGTATCCTTAAAAGGAGATATAGCATCTATAGAATAGAAGGTAACTGTGTGAGTAGCTTCTTGGTCCCAATTTACTTTTGTCTTAGTGTCAATAGTAGTATTGGTAGAGAAAATAGGAAGTGTAATATTCATTGTTAAGGTTTTAATTTTTTAGTTAAGCAAAAGTTAGCATGTCTTATTTTACGTTGATTGGGAATAAACTTTCCAAAGTTGTCTATATGGATAACTTTAAACTTAGCAGTGTCAAATAATCCATCAGTCTTATGATCAGAACTTATTTCTTCTGATACTCTGTTGCAAAATAATCTAAATATTTCTTCAGCTTGACCTTGGGTTATACCAAAGTCTTTAGCTGTTTCTTTAAGTATATTATCTTGCTGTTGGTTAATCATTAGTAGTAGGTAATATTTCTATACCAAAATCTTCTTCTTCTATAACAAGTGCTTTAGAAGCATCGTGTTTATATTCAGCAGGTGGTTCAGCAGGTGTTCCAGACATTACAAATTCTTCTACTGCTTGGGCTTGTGTGTTAACTATTTCTTGGCCTAGTGTCTCTGTAAAAGTTTTAGGTTTAGCAGCAGTCATTACAAAGTTAACTTCAAACTTGAATCCATCACTATCAGGTTTAAAAGATAAATCTGGATGTATATAGTTGTTATCATCAAGTATAAGCTTACCAAAAAAAGTCTTAGTCTTTAGTCTTGACAGTACTACATTAAACTGCTTTTCTTTTAAATCAACATTGTCTCTAATCTCTTTACGAATCTCAGTCGATAGGATAAATTTAGCACGTTTGTCTTTAGGCAACATACTATACTCATTATCTAATCTTATGATTTCTGCTAGTACACCTCTCTCTTGAGGAGTAAGGTCTAGTAGAAAATTCATAAATGCTAAAATTTGTTTATAGATTTTAGATTCATTTGTTGGAAGTGAAATTACTTTCTGTTGCTTCATGGATAATTTCTTTTTGAAGTTCTTTGTCTGTATTAAGTAACTTACCTACTTCGTAATAAGTAAGTAAAGAAGTCTGTGTTAGAGAAGCAATAACTTCTACTAATACGTGGTACTCCATATTTTTAGCATCTATATTATTAGGACGAGGGAATCTAAACTGTTGTATAGTATGTTCTCCATAACCTAACTCTTTAACTATAATATCAAAGTGCCATGCTTTAAACTCAGGTGTGTCTTTAGTAGCAGGTACTTCTATAGACTCAGACTTATATGCAAAGCTAATACCACTTGCTGTTGATTTTTCTGTTGCTAACATAAATGAAGTTGCTAATACTTCTTTTAATAAGTTAACTCTTTCTGTTGTTGTCATTTAATTTAACTTTAATAGTAAATAATAATTCTCCGTGTGTTGCTACTGAGTAGCTAAAAGTAAGGGTCTTATTGCGCTGTCTACAATAAAACCCAAACTTTTGTTTTAGCGTTTGTTCCTTAATTAGAAGTTGTTCTAGTGGAACTGATTTAATTTCTCCAATAACCATCAGTAGTCTCTTAATAATTCTGTAAGCTGATAAACACCTCTTGATGTAGGTCTAATAAGATTATTTCTCTTTAACGAAGCTATCATTTTCTCTAGTGATGCTAGAGATATTTCTAACTTATTAGCAATAGTAGTCTTATTAATCTTATCAGCATACCAAATATTAGTATCTAAGTCCATCTGTTTAATAATGTAGTATAAAGCATGAAAGCTTTTGTCATTACATAGTAGTAATATACTATCATTTGTATCTAGATGAACTAAAATCATAAGGCAAATATAATAATATTATAATAACTAGCAATAAAATAATAGTTATTATAAAATATTTATAATAAGCGTATCAATAGTAGTGTTGGTGAGGCATAGTTTTGGGAGTACGTTATTTGTATGTATTATATAATACGTATAAACAAACAACATTTAAAGACTTGTTTTGTAGTGTGTAGGAGTGTATTAAAAATTAGGCATAAGGGTTTCCCTACCTTGGGCCGACTTAGAGTCTTTAATTTTTAACTTCATAGATACAAGTGCAAACCCATAAAACCAGAGGATAACCCTTTTGTGTTAATTCACCAGCTCACTAATCGCTATGTGTTATCCTGTGTATCTACTTATATAAAAACCTTTTTTGTATCTATCGGAGAAAACCACTTAGTATATGTAATGTTAATCGTTACTAAGTATAATCCAACTTCTAACCCCTACGTAAAAACTTGAGGGTGGTCATACTGTATAATTTAAGTGTTATAGAGTATGGATACAAGGCCAAAATTAGATAAAATAAATTTAGTAATACAGTATATTTATTTTTTTTTTATTTTTTATTTTTTTATACCCCTTGAGTATGCAGAGGTGGTTAGTATATTTTTTATACCCCCAGACAATACAGAAGTGGTTACTGTTTTTATATAAAATATTTAAGAGTGTATAGAGGTGGTTACTATATTATTTTTTTATTGTAGAACGTACAGAAGTGGTTACTAGCACTGTCAACGACCCCCGCTTATTTTTGGACGGGGAATGAACCCCGTACTTTAAAACACAAAGCTATGATGACAATTCACAAAATTATCGAAATTACAGTTCCAGTTTGGGTTGACAATGCACCAACTGGAGACAAAGAAACCAGAACTATGGTATGTTTCAAGCGTACTGCTGACTTCGCAGGCATTAAGACTATCACCGAGTTTGGCTCAATGATACTTAACCAAGGAATCACAGTCGAACAAGCACAGTTAGCTCTTGCAAAAGTTGACTTAAGTGTAGTTAAGTTCGTGAAACCCAACGAGTTAGGGTTCTTCAAAGCAGTGGTCTAAGACCACCGCTTTGCGTTTAGGGTTCTTTGCTTATATACTCAAGCCATATATATTAATAATATTATGGCTTAATTAATTACTCTCATCCAAGCAGGTAATGTGAATACCTTTTCGATTAGGTACATTCCAAATGTGTCACATACTTCAAGGATTGCAACCTTGTGAGAGTACAAAAAACCATCCACCAAGACTAAAAGCTTTCTTTGTAACATGTAGGGATACATGTGAGGTTGTTAGAAGAAATGCATTTAAAAATTTGGAAAGGTAGAGATATTGATGCATTCTCTCTACAACTTTTAGTCTTTTGTAATGCACCATTCTCACTTCCCAAGGGTAGACAACTTGTAGTATATCTGGCCAGGATGGTTTTATTCTTTGGTTTAAAACAGCAAAGGTAGTACTGATGGATTTAAAATCCTGAATGTCAAAAGCTACTGACTACAAGTTGAGTGCAGAGGGATTATTAACTTATAGAAACTTTATTTATTCACTTAAAAATATATTTATTATGCAAGTAATAACAATAACTCAAGAACAACAAGATGCTTTATTAAAAGTATCAATGGATTCATTTAGAGAATCTGGACTAAGACAGTCAATAAGAGAACAAAATAAGTGGTGGGCTGATAATATTCTTAATGGTAAAAAACCATATAGAGTAGATAGATTATCAGAAACTACTTATGAAGTGTTTATGAATCCAGAATAAGATAAAGTCCTAAGCAGGACTATAAACTGCTTATTTTATAAACTTAAACCTAAACTTATGAAGAAAGTATACATTGTTTTTTGGACATTTATACGTGATACAGATGATGATTATTGTCAATCTGAAACTAGTATAGTTGGTGTTTATAGCACTGAAGAACTTGCTAAACAAAAAATTGCTGATATAGTAGAGTCTACTATAGAAGAAGAAATTCTTAATTATGAAGACTATACATCACATTGTATTGATAATGGTTATGTAAGTTCTGATCCTGAATTAGACTATTGTAACTATTTACATGCTATGAGAGATACTACTAGCAGTAGTTATCACTATGAAGAATTGCCAGTATTAAAATAATCAGAATTAATACACCACTAACTTAGGTTAGACAGTTGTAATACCTTCGGACTGCTGTGTATACGTAAGGTCTTGTAGAAGTAATCAAGCAGGGAATGCTTCTATTACAACTGTGGTGTATTATTTATTTTAGTTATTAACCTTTAAAACATAAACAATGACAAAAGAAGAAGCATTAAAGAAAACAAGAGACAAATTTACTAATCTATTAGACGGTGACATTCTTCCAAGATATAGTGTAAGAGACATTATCAACTATTATGAAACATTGATTGCTACTAACAAAGCACCAATAGTTAATAAAGGTTGTGGTTTCATAGATAATTTCTTTGAAATGGTAGCCAAAGAATATGAAAAAGACAATAGTTTAGACGAGTGGTACGGTTTATAGTACCACTCTTAACCAAATCAGTAATTTTTAAAACAAATAATATGAAAAGACAAGCATCAGTAGGATTATTCTATTTCTACACAGTATTTATCATTAGTATAGTAATTGCAATAATTAAATTAAGTTAAATCTTTTAAAACACAACAATATGTTAACTATCAAACCTTTAAAACAAACCACTTCAGCTATTAGTTTAGCTACTAAATTCTTTCCTAATCACACTGCAATTAGTGAAAGATATTATCAAGATTATCTTGAGGCTTTTCATCTTATGGATAAAAAGGTTATTAATCAAAAGACTAATGTTATTAATGATAGCGTTTGGTCATTTGAACTATTCAATACAGTGTTCTTTTGTATATGCCTGAACCCAGGAGAATGGACAGAAGAAACATATTACGGCTTAGTAGAAGAAAACCCTAATTAATTTAGGGTTTACTTCATTAAGCTATAATTTACTCATTTATTAACACAAAAACTTAGTTATGTCAAGTTATTTAAAAAGATTACTATTAGTATTTAGCATTGTAGGTATGTTATTCTTATCTGCTCCATTAATACTAAACATTATCAAAAACAACAGTATAGGTCCTGCACTAATACTATTGACAAACTTATTCTTAATCTTACTCTTAGCTCTTAAAACTGTTTATACAGAGCTATTTAACAGAGTTAGAAAAGAAGAAAGTAAAATTATAAAAACTTATAAATTATAAGTCTTATTAACTAATTAAACTTTAGTAGGCTGACCCTTACTAAAGTTTCGTGTTTTAAAGGAACCCTAGATAATACACTATTTGATTTGATGTAGTGTATGTCTAGGGTTTTTAACCTTTTTATATTATCGTTCTTTGATTTATTATCGCTAATACTACTTGCATCGTCAAAAAAAAGTAGTAATGCAATTATATATAACAAGCTTAGTTATGTATTCTTAAGACTTTATAAGTCTGTTTTTAAGCACCTTAATTAATTATTTATCTATTTATCTATTTATTTATTTACTATTAAAAACAAAAATTATGAAAACTATCGTATTAGAATCAGCAAAAGGTGTTAAAGGTGGAAAAGTTCAATTATGCTTTTCTCAAATGGTTGATTTAGGTCAAAAAGCAACTAACGTATTAGGTTTATTAAATGCTTCAGATGAGCGTTTCTCTCAATCAAAACCTCGTTATGCTTGGTTAACAGCAGAACCAAGTGACGTCAAAAAACAATTTGACATTGATGTTACAGATTTAGCTGAAGGTTCAGAGTTAGAAATTGGATTAGTAGATCCTCGTATGGCTGCTTATCCTGAAGTTGAATTAAACATTCAGATTGTAGAAACTACAGAAGGTACTCCTTACGATGTTGCAAACTTTGAAACACGTGCTAAACGTGCAGGTAAAGACGGTGACTTTATTATGAAAGATGATTTGTACATTTATGTACGTACATCTGTTGTAGTTGGTGCTGCTAAACACGTTGTATTACAAGATACAGTACGTAAATCAGCTGGATTTTCAGCAGAAAGTGCTATTGCATCTGCATTAAATGATTAATTTTATCATTTAAGTACTATAAGTAAAGCCCTTGAAACATAGGGTTTTACTTATTTTTAAAACTTACGGTGCAAGTTGAATTAATAGTATTGATTTAAAACCGTAGAAGTGGTGGCGGAATTGGTAGACGCGACAAGAAGTGATGAATACTCGCGAGGTAGCTCCTGCGCAGTCGGAATGTCATCTTGCAGGTTCGAATCCTGTCCACTTCACTAACTTAAAACAAATAAAATGACAAAGAAATGTTTTAAATGTAATCAAATACTACCACTAACAGAGTTCAAAATAAACTCTAAATTCAATTTACCAACTGATAAAGGAACAGTTAAAATATGTAAGACTTGTGATTTTATGCAAGCATTAAGAACACTTAGTAATATTCGTTGGATTAATAATCAATATGTAGTTAACAAATTTAATAACCAATGTGAAGTTGTACAATGGTACGAACAACACGAACCAATTTAATTAATATGAAAAAGAAACAAAAATTAATAAATCATATTGACTATTGTGAGTGTCAATTAGTATATCTTAACTCACCTAGAATAGCTTATAAAAATAAAAAACCTTACTATTTTAATAAACAAATTGAAGTAGCACAAAGTAAATTATCAACCCTTAAAACAAAATAATATGAAACTAGTTAAAAGAGATAATGATTATTGTCTTTACAATGAATCAGGAGAAACTATTGCAGCATCTTGGGCTAATGTAACTGGTAAAAAATTATCACAATCAAATTGTGATGAAATATTTGGAGTAGTTGATGTTGAGAAGTTGGCTGATGAACTATATAATGGTCATGCTATGGCTGTTGATTGGCAATTAGAAAAGAGTGGATTCAAAACAGGCTTCAACAAAGCAATGGAGTTAAATAAAGACAAGTTGTTTACTGAAGACCAAATGCGAAAAGCTTTTGAATTAGGACACAATGGGGCAGCTGACACTTATATGCTGGAAAAGAATGAGCAAGAGTTTGAAAAAATAGTCCAACAACCAACAGAAATTGAAGTTGAGATTGAGTATATGTTTTCGGTAGAAGAAAATGATTTCATTCTTAATAGTAACTACTTAACTTATTACGAAGCTGAAAGACTTTTTCAAAAGAAAGTACCAAAATTAGATTCAAACGGAAATTTAATACTTAGAAAATTATGAAAACAGAATTAGAAGAAGCTGCTGCTAATTTAGCTGACCCAAATGTAGACAAGACAGACAATTGGATTGCAGGTGCTAAGTGGATGTTAGAAAAATTACAAGACTTTGACACCTGGAAAGAGTAGAAAGATATAAACTTTAAATCAGAATAAAATGGAATGTGTAAAATGTGGAGCTAAAGCTACCAAAAGATACAGTCCAGACCTTGATATTAAAGGTATAGGAATGTGTGATGAGCATGCAGAAGAAATAAAAATGGATTTATTAATTACTCAGTTTGATAAAAAAGGCTGGGATAAATTTGAGAAAAAATATGGAAAAGATAGAAGAATTTTGTAAAAAAGAAAAAATTAGTGTTATAGAGCAAGCAGAAGACTATATATTTAGTACTAATTACATAAGTATTATGTTAGATAAAGAACTAGGAGAAGAAAGAATATTACAAATTATTAAAAATGTTTGGAGATGCTTATAAAAATAGTAGCAGAAATTAAAGTAGAAGACTTTTGTTGCAATTTTAAAGACAAAAGCGAATTAGATTGGTTTAAAGAAATGATGGAAGATAGAGCTAATACAATGTTAGTGTTACATAGTAACGATGTAGGAGACACTATTGGATATACTACAGACTTTAAATGGAAAATAGTCAATAGTAGTGATAAAAGAAAGAGTATTCTTAAAAATCGTCTTTTTAATAGATTAGTTAAAATGCCAATTATAAATGAAAAAGTAATAACAACTACAATAAACCCTGAATATGATTAAAGAATCTACAAAAGCTGAAGAGATATACATAAGAGCAGTATCACTACACGGATTAGCAAGAGGCAAAGAAGAGGCGATTAAGTCCGCAGAATCTATCTACGCCTTAGCTCCATCAAGAGATGGACGAATGATGGCACGAGACTATTGGGAGAGAGTAATTGAATATTTAAAGGCGAAAAAGTGAAAAGCAAACCAGAGGATTACCAATATGAATTAAACACAACTACAGGCTACAGCATAATAGTTTACTTAGAATGCTGGAAAGATGATAGCTACTATTACCTTAAAATGGAAGCTGTAGGAGAAGATGATAATTATACTCATACTTTTAAAACTAAGTTATATGAACTTGATGAAGATGAAATATTATTAGAATCTTTAATAGATTATTTTATAGAAGATATGGAATCTATAGGAGAGCAATGGTATTATCAAGAATTAGAAGGAGAAGATTATGAAGAAGATAATTGAGTATTTATTATTAAGTATAGTACTAGCAATGTTTATTTATATAGCAGTGTTTATCGGAGTATATTTAGGAATTAGTTTATTTGATGCATTGTAAAAATGAAAGAAAATGAGAGAAAAAAAACATTTAACTACACCAGAAATCTTAGCTTGGTGGAATAGTAAAAAAGATGCTAGGTTTAACACTAGTCACTATTTAAAGGTATGTGCAGCAAAAGCAATGATGATAAATAGTGAAAATTTAAGTGCAGTTATAAACAATTAATTTACACAACAACAGATGAAAAAGTTATTATTAGGAGCTCTACTACTATTGAGCACAACAAGTTTTGGACAATGGACAATGGACAATGTTAACAACGGTTTTGATGAACCTTATAGAATTTGCTATAGTAGACCTTCAGACGGAGTAATAATGAAGTTAGAAGAAGTAGAAGGCAATATTGTTTTTTATTTAGCTAATGGGTATTTTTGTGATGAAGATATTAAAGTAGATATTTCTTTTTTAGTAGCAGGTTCTTATAAAAAATACACAATTACTGCTAATACTTCTAATAATAAGAAAAGTTTATTTTTAATATGGGATTTAGTAAATGCAGATTTTGTAACAGATTTTAAAAATGCGGGAATTGTTAGAATAAGAGTAAATGAAAGTCATTGTTCTTCTGAAATTTATGAATTTAATATGACTAATAGCTCTAAAGCATTAGAATTTATTCAAGGCAAGTGATGTATAAAATAGTAGAACAGAAAAAAGAAAAGGTAAGTGTAGACGAACTTAGGCTTTACCTTACTACTATTGAACTGGATTTTAAGCCAAGTAATAATGAGCAAAGAATTTCTTTACTAAAACAATATTTTGAAATAGTAATTACAGAAAAAGAGTTTGAAGATTTTGAAATGTCTGAATACTGGGAAGAAAAGTTTTTTGGAGAAGATTTTGAATTAGAAAATAGAAAACATGAATATTTTTTAAAACTTAAACAATGAAAGTACACATACAAAATACTATTAAAGTATATAGAAATTTTACACTTATTCCAACAATTATAATAGATTTAGACTATAAATCTATTATATTTACTTGGCTATCCGTAGCAGTATTAATAGAAAAAACTTAAACAAATGGAAACAATTCAATTAGTGGCATTAGGAGCTATATGGTTTCTTTTAGGAACTCAAAGTTATATACACTGGGTTAATAAATATAATAGACTTCATTATAAAAAATGGAGAAAAACTCAAATAGATTTAATTCCACTAATGGGATTATTAGGACCTATTACGTATATAGCAGGATTAGTAATTTTTAACAATAAAAACCAATAAATGAAGTATTTAAAAGAAATTAAAAAATTTATTGGAGAATCAGTAAGATACGATGAATACGGTGGTGGTTATATTTGGGGAACAGATAAAAATAATGGAGACCAAATGATTGCTCAAGTTGAAGAATTACCTCTTAACGGAGATAATACTGAAGAAACACCTTTAGTTTCTATTCGTGGTTGGGGAGCAATTCAGCACTTATTTAAAAGTTACGAAGAAGCAGAGGCTTTTCAAAACGAATTAGGAGTATTTATTCAAAATGCAATTAACGAAAAATTAAAAACAATTTAAAAACAAACAATATGACAGCAAAATTTAAAATTGTAGAAAATCAAGACGGAACTTTTAGTGTTAAAAAGAAAGTATTATTTTTCTTTTGGGAATATGTTCCTAGACCTGATGCTCCTAGAGTAATATGGTCAGCTAAAACAAAACGAGGTGCTCAAGCATTTATAAACGTTTTAAATAGAAAAAGATAATTTTTATCTGAATTAAGGAGACTTAATATTATATGATTTACTTAGTAACTAACCAATTGGAGTTATATGCTCCAGTTGGTTATTCTTTATGCTCTGTTAAAGAGTCTTTAGAATATTTAGAAACACTGGACGTTATAGGCGCAGATACTGAGACTATGGGAATGGATTCACATACTTGTAGTCTGCTTTCTTTACAATTAGGCGATGAAACTAAACAATTTGTAATAGATGTATCTACTATAAATATTTTAGAATACAAACCTTTATTAGAAAGCAAAACTTTAATATTTCATAATGCAAAGTTTGACTTAAAATTCTTATTTTATCAAAAAATTGTACCTACAAAGATTTACGATACTTTTCTAGTAGAACGTATATTAACTACAGGTATAGACACAGTAAGACGTTCTTTAGATGCAGTAGTACAAAGATATTGTAATGTAGAACTAGATAAAAGTGTACGTAGTCACATACAAAAAGAAGGATTAAGTGCTAGAGTTATTAAATATGCTGCTGATGATGTTAAATACTTACATAAAGTAAAGAGTAAGCAAGAAATAGCTCTTACTGTACACGAATTAAACAGAACGGCAAGCTTAGACAATGAATTTGTTATAACTCTTGCTTACATAGAGTTTTGCGGTTTTTACCTTAATGCAGAGCAATGGCAAAAGAAATGTGAGGAGGATAAAAAAGATTTGCTAGTAGTAAAAGAACGGTTAGATAATTTTATCTTAAACAATAGTGATGAGTACAGACATTTAATTGATAATCAACTTTCTTTATTTGATGAAGGAATAAAATGTAAAATCAATTGGGCTTCTTCTCAACAAGTAATTCCTTTTATGCAGTCTTTAGGAGTAGATACTCTTACCAAAGACAAAGTAACAGGTATGATGAAAGATTCTATTGATAAGAAAGTATTAGGACCACAAAAGAAAAAACATCCTATTATTAGTACTTATATAGAATTTACTGAGCATCAAAAAGTTGTAAGTACCTATGGTGAAAACTGGTTTAGTTACATTAATTCTGCTACAGGTAGAATACATAGTAACTATCAGCAAATCATGAATACAGGCAGATTGTCTAGCGGTCAAAAAGGAGATAAGAAAAAAGGCTTACCTCAGTTACCTAATATGCAAAACATACCTAGTGATAGTAGAACAAGAAGTTGTTTTCAAGCTCAAGCAGGTAATATGTTAATAGTAAGCGATTACTCAGGGCAAGAACAGATAGTACTAGCTAACAAGAGTTTAGATAAAGATTTGCTTTATTTTTATAGTAGTGGACTAAGTGACATGCATTCTTTTATTGCTTCTAAGATATTTCCTGAATTAGAAGGACTTAGTTTAGATGAGATTAAAGATAAGCACAAAGCTAAACGCCAAATTGCTAAAGGTGCAGGCTTTGCTATCAATTACGGTGGTACAGGCATTACTATTGCTCAAAACCTTAATATTTCTATGGAAGAAGGCAATACAGTGTACGAAGAATACTTTAAAGCATTTCCTGGATTGGCTAATTATTTTAAGACTGAGAAAGCTAGAGCATTAAAGTTAGGTTATATACAATTTAATACTATTAGTGGTCGTAAATGCTTTATTCCTTATTTTGATGAGTATGAGAAGCTACATAAAGAAATTTATGATACAAAAGGATTTTGGGACGAGTATAAGCTACATAAAAACGAAAACTCACCTGAGTTTACAAGCTATTACAAGCCTAAAGTAAGGCAATACTTTATGAAACGAGGAGAAATTGAAAGAATGTCTTTGAATTATCCAGTACAGGGTGAACTTTTGCCCTGATTAAATTCCGTTAACTCAGTGAACCCTGAAATGGGAATACTGAGCCAAGCCTCATTAGGAATTTTGAGGAAAGGTGCAACGACTAGAAGTGAGTCCAGAACGGACAATAATTCTTCCACGAAAGCGGGAAATCTATTTATTAATATCAATAACTTTTATTATATTTGTGCAGAAATAACTAAAAATGCACATTATGAAAATTTGTACAAAATGTAAATTATCCAAAGAATTAGCAGAATTTCCTAAACACACACAAACTTTAGATGGTCGCACAGGACATTGTAAAATGTGCGAAAAAGAAAAAAGACTAAGTGTAAGATATGAAATTACTTTATTAGAAAAAAAATGCAATCATTGTCAAAAAGTAAAAAATTTTAAAGATTTTGCTAAAAATCCTAGACATATAGGAGGGCTTCATACATGGTGTAAAGAATGTTCAAATTCTACTAGAGTTCAAAAAAATTATCATATTCAGTCTAATAAGAATAAAAAAGAAAAAATGCTTTTAGACCCTGAATATAGAAAAAAAATTAATGAACAAAAAAAATTAAATAGTAGATTACATTTTAAAAATGTTATGTTATCTAATGCTAAGCGTAGAGCTTTTAAAAAAAATTTAAATTTTAATTTAACTTTAGAAGATATTGTTGTTCCAGACTTATGTCCAATACTTAAGATTCCTTTTATAGTAGGAACTAAAGGTAATTATGAGCACACTCCCTCTTTAGATAGAATTAATAACAATTTAGGATACATAAAAAATAATGTACAAATTATAACAAAAAAGGCTAATAGTATGAAAAATTCAGCAACATCTGAAGAATTATTATTATTTGCAGATTGGATATTAAAAAATTATAAATAGATTAAGATATAGTCTGAACTATAGAGAATAATAATCTATAGAAATAAGAGATAAAGAACTCTTATGATAACAAAATGACAAGTGCCGACGTGACTAAGCTAGCAGGTATTTACTTTTTTAGGTATCTTGTTGCTAACAACTTAGTATTTAAAGTGCTAATGCCTAATGTAGTACACGACGAGTGGATTGTAGAATGTAGTGAAGAAATAGCTGCTGTAATCTCTAAAGAGTTGCAAGAATGTATGGAAAGGGCTGGTGATGTATTTTGTAAAGTAGTAAAACTTAGGGCTGAGCCTCAAATAACTAAATATTGGGAACATTAGTAAAAAAACAAATAATATGGAACAGGTAAATATACGAGAACGAATACAGAGGGAAGCTACAGATAGTATTGTTCAAAATAGATTTGTAGGCGTAGTAGAAGTAGCACCTCGTGTAGGTAAATCTAAAATAACTATAGATGCTTTAAATACAATAACTAAAGATATTAACGTGCTTATAATGGCTCCTAGAAAAGAAATCTTTGAGAGTTGGAAAGTAGAGTTTGATAAATGGAATCTAAGAGATAATATCAACGTAGAGTTTTTGTGGTCTAACAGTTTAAAAAAGAATACAAAAGCTTATCATCTAATAATTTGTGATGAGATACATAGCTATAATCTTAAAGTAATTGCTTTATTATCTAAAGAACAGCAGAAAGGTTCTCGTATATTAGCTCTAACAGGTACTTTAGACCCTAACACAGAGTTTTTGGTACAAAACAGCCTAAAGTTAGAGGTGTTGTATAGCTATAGCGTAGAACAAGCTATTACAGATAACATTATTTCAGATTACGAAATTGTGTGTATTGGTTGTCAGTTAGATGGTGTAGATAAATATGTACCAGCTGGTAATGAAGAAAAACCTTTTTACCAGACAGAAGTAGAAGCTTACAATTATTGGAATCATAGATACGATGTTGCTAAAAGTCAACAGAAATGGTCTCAATTAAGATTTCCTATGTCTAAACGTTTAGGAGTTATTTATAACTCTAAAACAAAGTATCAGGTAACTAAACAAATCGTAGATAGTGTAGATAGATGTATAATCTTTTCAGGTAGGCAAGAAATTGCTGATAAGTTAGGAGAAGCATCTTTCCATAGTAAATCCGACAAGACTACTATTGACGCTTTTAAACAAGAATCTGTAAACAAACTCAGTGTTGTATCAATGGTTAGTATGGGTGTTACCCTGCCTAACTTAAAAATAGCAATATTTAATCAGTTAAAAAGTGATGAAAATATGGCTATTCAGCAAGCAATGAGAGCTATGAATATGGAAGGAGGCAAAAAAGCTACAATATACGTGGTGTATCTACAAAATACTCAAGATGAAGTATGGTTAAAATCAGCTCTACAAGGCTTTACTCCTAGTAAAATAAAGTATCAAACACATTTAATTGTATAGAGATGGAAATAAAAATAGATTTAGGAACACTAAAAAGAAGCAATCTTACTCCTAATCAACTTGTTTTACTATATCTGATGTACTATAAAAACTTTGACGACATAGCAGCTATTTTTAGTAAAAAAGATGCTATAGAGATAAGAAATACTTTATTAGATTCAAATTATATACTTAGTCAACAAACTACTTTTAGAGATACTATACTGAGCAACAGGCACGTAGAAAAACTATTTAATATTAGAGCAGACCAAATTAACTTTTGGGAGTTCTATGCTAAATATCCTATAAAAGTAGGTTCTAGGATTCTTAGAGCCTCTGGAGATAGTGCTCAAGTAGCTCAGAAACACGAGAAAAAGTATTTGGCTAGGGTAAGAACTAAAGAAGCTCACGAAACAGCTGTTAAAGCATTAGAAGCATTTGTTGCTAAACAAAAACAGGCAGGTAAACTAGAATTTCTGCCTAATATGGAAACAGTAATGAATAATAGTATGTGGGAACAATGGGAAGTATTTATTCAAGAATCAGGAACAGAGCAACAAGACTGGAATACTGATGCAATTTAAAAAAAGTAATATGACACACGAACAAAAGCTGGTAGCAATAGTAGCATTGTTGCCAGTGATTGCAGATTTAATGGAAGATATAGATTTATATAGAATGTGTAAAAAACACGGTAACGCATTTATAGATGAAGTACGTAAAGTTGATGATGTAATTATTAAAGATGCTGAATTAGATGCTCAATCTCAACAAGTGAATATTCAGAGAGCATTCAGACAATGGCTAGAAACAGAATTTAAAGACTACTAAAATGACAGAAATAGACAAAGCAAAAGAATTATTAAAATCAAAAGGTTATTATGTAAATAATCTTTGGAATACTGATGATGTTACAATGAATTATGATTGTACAGAAGAAGAAGCAATGAAAGTATTAGAAAGAGTATTTAATAATGAATACGTTATTCAACAGATTTTTGAAAGTATTGACATAATTACTAATAGTTTAAATTTAAAACCTAAAGAATAATGGACGTATTAGTTAATATTGTAGAGTTAGCTAGTGAGTTAGCTCATAACAGAACTCTGTATGAATCTGGAGATATATGTAACAATGAGGATGAAATGTACATACAAGATGACCCTGATTGTTTAATATACAAAGATGAAATACAGGAAAGATTTAACAATTGGTACGATGAATATTTCACAATTATTTCTGATATTGCTATGTAGTATTAATAAGTAAAAAAAGTAAAACAATGGCAAAAGTTAAATATTGGGATAGATTAAAAGAAGAAATTGAACGTGGCGAGAAAGGCTTAAATACAGGTATTCCTTTTGAAGGCTTTACTACTTTAAGCGACCATATTCAAAACATTCAACAAAGAAGGTACGACCTTATATTTGCTCCTACATCAATTGGTAAATCTGCTTTCTTAGATTCTACCTATGTTTACGGTGCTATAAGTTTCTTACAAAACAATCCTAACTATATTCACAATTTAGAAATAATCTATTACTCACTAGAAATACCGCCAGAAGACCAGATTGCTAAACACATTGTAAGTTTGCTATGGAAAGAACACGGTATTCTTAGTGATACTAACGAGATTAAATCAAAGGGTAATAAGCAGATTAGGCCTATAGTTAAACAGTTGTTGCTGAGTTACGAGGAAAGAATGAATGAGATACAAGAAAAGTATATCAGATTTAAAACAGCTCTTAGTCCTAAATCATTGTTTAGAGATTTAGTGGTGTATGCTGAAAAACGAGGTACTTTTTTTAGAGATGACGAAGGCAATATTCTTAGTTATACTCCTAACAATCCAGGCTTAATAACTTTAATTATTATTGACCATATAGGCCACATCAATTATAAAGACTTTACTAGTAAGAAAGAAGCTATAGATATGGCTTCTAAACACTTAGTATTCTTTAGAAATACGTGTAACTTCAGTCCAGTAGTAGTATCTCAGATTAATCGTGACAAGAATCAGAAGCATAGACAAATGGAAGAAGGCTGGATGCCTGAGTTACAGGACATTAAGGACACAGGTTTAATAAAAATGTTTGTATTATAAGACAAAAACGCAAATATTAATAGCCCATTTAAGAAGAAATTCTTAAATTGCACTGAGGAATAAAGCAAGAAAGCCTGACCATTGCAAGATGAAGGTAACTTGAACCGAAGGCTATTTGTAAAAAAATAGTCAGGGGCAGAGCATAGGAGATGAAACTAGAAATAGAATATAATTCTCCCACGAGTCCTCAGCATCTTAACACTTTTTAGTGAAGATGAAAACGTATGCCGAGCTATATAGAAATATATAGAACACAGAGATAAAAAACTTTGTGGATAACAACTCTGAATCTAGCAGAAGATGCTAATACCGTAATGGGTATAGAAAGTCCTTTTTATGTTGGTGTAGACAATTGTTTAGGTTACGATATAACTAAGTTTAAAGACAGGTATAGACTTTTAAAAATCTTAAAAAATCGTGATGGTAAGAGAAACTTGTTAGTAAGCTTTCTATTTGTAGGCGAGTACGGTGGTTATTATCAATTGCCTCCTATAAGTGAGTTAAGAGGAAAACCTGAAGAACTTGCAAAAATTGATGAGTATTATAAAAAACAATTAAATAATAAGTAGTATGCCAATAGTAAAAGAAGTAAAAGGGGATTTGATAGAAATGTTTAAAAATAGAGAGTTTACCTTAATAGCTCACGGAGCTAATTGTTTAAATATAATGGGAGCTGGTATAGCATTACAACTTGCTGATAATTTTCCTGAAGTACCAAAAGCAGATAAAGAATTTGCTTTACCTCCTTTGTACAGATTAGGAGATTACTCTGTAGCACAAACTGAATATGGAGCTATATTAAATTTCTACACACAGTTAAAACCAGGTAGTAATTTTGAATACTGTGCTTTGAAAGCTTGTTTGAGAAAGTTATCTATAGAAGCTCTTAAATCAGATAGTTATATAGAGCTAGCAGTGCCTCAAATAGGTGCAGGAATAGGTGCAGGTGATTGGGCTATCATTAAACAATTGTTTGAGATGCAAGAACATTTATTAATAACAGTAGTGCATTATGATAAAGGAGAAGCTTGAGTGGGTAAAAGATAAGTTAACTCATCATCCTGAGCTAAGAGATAGTAATGAACGTTTGTATTATCACTATTTATTAGCTATAGGGTTTGATGTTAATGTGTCTTTTAAAGATGCTCTAAAAGCTATGGAAAGTAGAACAATACCTTATTTAGATTCAATAGGTAGAGCTAGCAGAAAAGTACAAGAGATGCATCCACATTTACAAGGAGAAGATTACAAAAAAAGAAAGAAGAAAGAAGAAGAAGTAAGAGAAGAAATTAAAAGTATATAGTTTTATTATCCTAATAAAGTAAGCTAAACACTACGGAAATTGACGTAAGTTTTAAACAAATTTAATAGCTAAATGCTTTAGAATTAGAAGAATTATCACTATATTTATAACTAATAACAATCAATAATTTATAGAAAAATGGCACAATTAGTATTCCTGGTTGGTAAATCAGGTATGGGTAAATCTACCTCATTAAGGAACCTAAATCCTGAAGAAACAGTTATTATTAACACAGACCAAAAGGCTTTACCTTTTAAACAGTTTAACTTAAAATACAATGAAGAAAAACGTAACTATCGTAAGACTTCAGACGTAAGTATAGTTATTGCTACATTGCAAAAAGCTAACAACCTGCCTAACGTTAAAACTATTGTAATAGATACTTGGTCACGTATAATGACTGATGCTATTATGAATCCTGGTTTTAGAGCAGAGAAAGGTTTTGACAAATGGTCTAAAATGGCTTCAGCTCAGTACGATCTAATTAACTTTATTAATGATAGTATGAGAGATGATGTTATTGTATATCTATTTGCTCATCCTGAAACTCATCACGATGAATTAGGATTTGGTTCAGAGCGTATTGCTGTACAAGGTAAGATGTTAGAAAAATTTGTACCAGAGTCTTTTAGTACTATAGTGCTATATGCAGAGATTACTAAAATACCTGGTAAAGAAAACAAACACGTATTTAGAACTGTATCATCAGGTTCAGATACTTGTAAGACTCCTTTAGAAATGTTTGAAACTAATACTGTTGAAAATGATTTAGTAGTAGTTAACGAAGCTATTAGAGAGTATTACGGAATTTAAAACAATTAATTATCAATAAAAACAAAACAAAAAATGGAAGATTTAATGTGGGGAGAGCTCCCAAAACAAAGAGTAAGAAAAGAAGAGAAATTTTCAACCGCTGTATTAACAATGGCAGCAGTAGAAAAAGTAGGTGGTGGTCGTAAATTTGTATTTAACAAAGCAGCTCAAGCAGACTTAGAAATCGTAGGAGAAGATAGAATCTCTTTTGGTTTTGATAAAGTTAACAATGTAATTGCTGTACGTAAATCAACAACAGATAAAAGCTTACAATTGACTAAAACTTGTACTGTAAGTAACAAAGAATGGTTTGAGTTTATTGCTAAACATTTTGGTTTAAACATTGAGACAGAAAACAACTTTGACTTAATAGCTACTAATAACTATTTTACTCTTTCTTTACGAGTATTAGATACTGATTCTAATAATATCGTTACTGATAACGTAGAATCTAATCAAGCTATGTATGAAGACAAACCTGTTATTGAATTTCATACTACAGACTTAGGAGAAGTGAGTGATGAAGAAGTTGTAGAAGAAGAAGAAGTATTACCTACAGATTTTTACGAAGATTCAGAAGTTGAAGAAGAAGAAATTTCTGAAACAGACGTAGAAGAAGAGTGGTAAAATTAACTTTCACAGAGTATCATTGATGGTACTCTGTGAATTAAAACAATTAATAATTAAAAAAATCAAATAAATAAATAAGTATGTATAATTTAAATGACAATGCGTTTGACGCAAAAGAAGTGAGTGCAATCTTTAACAACGGAGAAGCAGGTTTAGTAGAAAATGTAACTATTAGTATCTCTAAGAAAAAACCAGAAGACAAGGAAAATGCTCCTGATTACAAATTAACTTTTAAAGATGCAGGTGGAGCAGAAGTTTCTAGCTCTTATTGGTATGTAAAACAAGCTACTAATTATGCTACTGTTGAAGAGTTAGTAAAGAAACAAGGTACAGCAATGAAACATGTTATCCACGCTATCTATGGTAAAGGATTTCAGATTCCTGTAAATGCTACTACTCCAGAGCAGTTGTTAGATCAATCAATGAAAGTAATTCGTGATGGTATTACAGCAAATCCAGCTACTACTTACAGAGTATTTGCTACTTACGGTACTTTAACTAGTACTAAAGAGTATATTCAACCACGTTCTTGGGTTCCTTTTATCGAGAATATGGAAGTACCAGTTGAAGAAACAGTATTGAAATTATCTCCAAAAGTAGATGCTATTGTACGTCCAGTAAAAGACGACGTAAAAGCTGAACCAACAGCACTAGCAAAAGCTAACTCTATCCTTGAAGGAGACGAGTGGTAAGAAAATAACTAATAAAAAGCCGCAGAGTATTAACTTTGCGGTTTTTTATTTTTAAGCTGTATTTCAATAGTATAGTTATTAGAGGTAAATAATTTTAATCTTTAGATTATGGAAAAATTAGATTTAAACTCTATAATGTTTAATGAATTGATTAGTAGAGATGATTTACTAATGTACACATCTCAAGAACAGATTTATAGCCATTATTTAGGAGAGAAAGTAGATTCTTTAGGAGTTTTTCATAGTCCGTTAAGAGAAGATAATATTCCTTCTTTTGCTTTATACTTTCACAGAGTAGAGAGAGGTGTACTAATGTTTAAAGACTTTGCAACAGGTGATAGTGGTGATTTTGTAGTGATGGTAATGAAGATGTTTAACCTAAGCTATTATGAAGCATTGTGGAAAATAGCTTATGATATGAACATTACTAATATGAATGTACAAGCTAACAGAGCTGTAGGAAATTATACTAAGATAGTACAAAAAGAAAAAGTAGACTTAGGAGTAAAACTACGTCCTTGGGAATTGCGAGATAAGATATATTGGTCTAGTTTTGGCATAAAGAAAAGTACTCTAAAGAAGTTTAATGTGCATCCTATATGCTATGTGTTTTATAACAATGCTGCTGTAAAAGCTCATAACTACGCTTATGTGTATGTAGAAAGCAAAGACGGTAGTACTACTTATAAAATCTATCAACCTTATGAAGCAAAGAATAGAAAGTGGATTAATAACGCTAACTATACTGTGCATCAAGGTTATACTCAATTACCTATAGTAGGAGATTTATTAATTATTACTAAATCCCTAAAAGATGTAATGGCTTTACACGATGCAGTAGGAATACCTTCAGTAGGCTTACAATCAGAAAGTGTAATGATGAAAGATTCTGTAATGGAAGAATATAAATCAAGATTTAAAAAAGTAATTTGTCTATTTGACAATGATGAAGCAGGTAAAAAGTTATCTGTGGGTTTTACAGAAAGGTATGATGTTCCACACATATTTGTACCTGAGTTACCTAAAGTAACAGACTTTAGTGACTTAGTAAAAGCAGTAGGACAGCAAGAAGCTGTTGAAATTTTAAAAAAATTAATTAAAGAAATATGAAATTAGAAACAAAAAAACAAATTGATTTTACTTCTAATGCTTCTTTTGATGGTTACGATGCTACTATTAGCAAACATGACATGCATAAACTGTGGGATATGCTACAAAATCCTTACAAGAATCCTATTGGTGCAGTTGTAAGAGAATATGTTAGTAATAGTTTTGACAGTCACGCAGAGGCTAAATTTATTAAAGAGCACTCGATAGAAGAAGTTAAAAACGAATATTCTATCTATCAAACTGCTCCAATCGAAGAGTTAGAAGCTCTAAAAAAATCTGTAGAAATTTTTAATGACGATGCTGTAATTGTTACTATTGACAAAGATGATACAGGTTGGTTTTGGGCAACTGAAGATTTTGGTGTAGGCTTATCTCCAAGTAGAATTAAAGATGTATTTGTTAATTACTTGAAATCTACTAAAGAAACAAGTAATACGATGATAGGTGCGTTCGGTATGGGCTCTAAGAGCGGTTTAAGTTATGCTGATATAGTTTTTATTCGTACTAGATATAATAGCATAGAGTATAGTTATATGCTAAGAAAAGGTGAGAATGGTCCTAGACTAGATATTATTGGAGAAACGGCAACAACAGAAAGAAATGGCACGGAGATTAAAGTTTATATAGAAATAGAAGATGTAGCAAAGTTTAGAAACAACTGTAAAGAACAGTTAGCTTATTTTGACAATGTTTACTTTTCTTATTACTGTGAGATTCCTAATAACTTTCAGATTATTAAAGGCGATTCGTGGTTAGCTACTACTGGAGAAACTCCTCAAAACGATTTGCATATTTGCCTAGGTAAAGTAGCTTATCCAATAGATTGGAAGATACTTGAGATACCTAGAATAGATTTTCCTGTAGCACTTCAATTTCAAATAGGTGAACTAGATGTTATTCAAACAAGAGAAGACGTTAAGTATACTCCTAGAACTAAAGAAGCTATTTACAAAAAGCTAATAGAATTTGAAACAGAGTTAAGAAAAAGATGGGCAGAAAGTTCTAAAGAATGTAGTACAATTGAAGAGTTTTATGTAAAAAGAAATGAAGTTCCTACTTTATATTTTGCTCAAAATCAAATTGCTTTAAACTTAAAGCAGAATGGATTATTTTCTATTCAAGAGAATGGCTATTATTATAAACCTTTTCAAGATGCAGGTTTAGCAGCATTTATGTTGCCTAAAGACTATACTAGTTTATTCTTTGACTACTATACTAGTGGCCAGTTTTCTGCTAGATTTCAAAAGTATAATGGTGATGCAGGTGCGTTGTTAACAAAAGCAAATAGAAGTCCGTATCAACTAGTAATGAGAATTTCTCAAGAACACGAACCTCGTAAAAGTAAGTTTATTAAACACACTTTTAAAAAAGATGTTTTGTTTTTTATTAGAAAAAAGACTAGGTTATACTTAAAGTATTATGTAAGTACGTTAAAACTTAAAACTGTATCAAAAGACAAGTGGAGAGGTATTATTACTGCTTATCAAAAAATAATACAAAAAGAAGTTATTGATAAAACTACTAGTTACGATAAAGTAATGCCTACTAAAGAATGGTTAGAATCTCAAAAAAAGACAAAAGCAAAAAGAGATACTACAGAAATTCAAGTTAAAACTTCTACGTTTTATTTTAATACTTCGGATTCTAAAAATACAGAAAAAAGAAAAGTATCTGATTTTTTAGGTAGTAATAGAACCTTATTTTTCCTTAACTCTAATGATGCTACGCCTGAAGTTAATAGAAATATGAGGCTTGTATATCTTACTTATAAAGCTCTTACAAAAACTCCAGATAAGTATTTAGAATATTGTGAAGTAGCTCCTACTAATTTAAAAAAATTAAAAAATGTAAAAAATCAAGTTACAATGGAAAGTTTCTTATCAGAAGAAAATAAAGTTTTTCGCAGAATGGTTAGTATGGTTAAGCTTTATAAAAACCATTCAGACGCATTTAGTAAGTTAAAAAGAATGCTGGCAGATGAAAATAGAATAAAGTTACTTAAAGTGTTAAGCCCTACTGTTTCTTCAGATTTAAAAATGTTATCAGATACTTTTTCAAAGTTTAATAAACTAATAGATGCAGAAAATAGAATATATGGGGATGAAAAGTTTTTACAAGACACTTGTTATAAACTAGCTGTACAAAATAATAGTTTTGATAAAAAAATAGAAGAAGATTTCTTTAAAATATTAAGATATTCTGAGCAGTTAGATATTATAGATTTTATAGATACTTCTGGATACAGGTTTAATAAAAACATTGGAGGTATTGTAGAATTTATTGCAGAAGCTATTTATCTACAAAACAAGTTTAAAACTAAACATAGGTTTCCTCTAAACATTCACTATAAAATCTATTTTAATAGTAAATTTAAACACTGTAAATGCTAAAAATATGAATGTAGAACATTATGATAGATTTGGCAATCTAATAGAAGTAGGTGACACTATTCTTAGACCTATATGGGCAAGATTACTAGAAGAAAAAGTAGTAAAAATAACTGATAAAGGAATTTATGTAGATGCTTGGCAATATGTGTATAATCACTCATTAAAAAAAATAGAAACATTGCCTCACGTAAAAAGAATATGTGTAGAGAGTTATTTCCCAAAAGACAACTTTATTAATTTAACAAAACTAAATAACAATTAAAATAAGAAGTATGATTAAAGCAATGAGAGTAGGTAACACTATAGTTTGTACTATAGGCTCTAAAATGTACCAAAAAGTTTGTAACAGCAATGAAGACATTCTTAATCTGTATGAGAAAGCGTTAAACACTAATGAATCAGATTATAATGAAGTAGAAAGTTTAATAGCTTGTTTTGAAGTTTCTAAGACTAAGGATGAAGAAAGATTAGAAGATGAAGAGAAAAAAGCCCTAAATCAAAAAAGTCTTATAGATTGGATGGATAGTATTAGAAATTTAGGAGATGAGCATTTTGAAGTAATAGGCATTAAGTTGTATATGAAGGGGATTAATATTACTGTGCCTGAGTTCTTAGCACTAGAGTTTGCAAAACGTAGAGATAACCAAGAAGATTTATCAGCTATGATGAATTTTTGGAGACTATGTGCGTTAAATCCTGATCCAAGATGTAGAGAGGATTTGTATAAATTCTTAATTAACAACGATTTAACTTTAACTCCTAGCGGTTACTTTGTAGCTTATAGAAATGTTAATGTTAAAAACGAAGGTTTACGAGAAAGAAACGAATTTGTTGCAGAACAATGGTTAAAAATTAAAACTCAGAAAAGAGGTCCTAAAAACTTTGTAGTAGTATGGAATTACGAAGACGAAGAATTTGAGTTAATGCACGAAGATAAGTGGTCAAATGTTAACGATGAAACTTACGAAGCAGATAAAGGATATGAAGACGAAGATGGTTTTTGGGTAGAAGAGTGGGAAGAGGAGGATTTGTACGAGTACCAAGGTAGTTTACAAGAGTTGTATGTAGAATTTGTAAACTTAGAAGCAAGTGAACAAACTGTTTACACAGATGGCTATACAGGTCGTATGGAAATTATCTTAGGACAACCTGTTAAGATTGACCGTAAACAATGTGATGCAAACCCAGATAGAACTTGTTCTAGAGGTTTACACGCAGCCAATAGTAGTTGGTTAACATCAGGGTATTTTGGCTCGGTAGGCTTAGCAGTATTGATTAATCCAATGCATGTAATTGCCGTTCCTTATACAGACGGAGGCAAACTAAGATGTTGTGAGTATTTACCAATTGCTACTATTGAATACAATGATGAAGGTAAAGTAATTCCAATTGATACTAATACTTTCGAGTTAGAGTATGCAGAGTACACACAAGAAGAGTTGGAAGACTTAATTGAGAATACTCCACTAGAATCTTTAAAAGAACACGAAATTATTCCTAAAGAAATTAGTTTGTATGCTTTTAGAAAAACTATTCAAGATTTAAGAAATACTTTATGTCAATTGACAGAAGTAATATCTAACAGAGTTAAAAACGTATAACGATGGTAAGTGAAATAAAACTGGAATTTCCCGAATTTATTACACATATACCACAAAATAAATCTACTTGGGTTAAAATAGGTTATAACAAAATCCATGCTTCCGTGCATTTTACAACAAGAGCAGCCCTAGTGGCTGCTATGCACGGTTACATTGAAAAGAATATACCTGATAATTTAACTATACAAACACCAATAGAGACTAAATTAGTGATATATGCTCCATTAAATTATGGAAGTATGAAGATGGTAGTTGACAAAACTACTAAGAAGAGGCGGACAAGTTGGTCTCCAGCAAGTAAAGATTATAAACCTAATTGGGATATAGGAAACTTAGCTTTAGTATGGTTAAAATGCTTAGACGATGTATTAATCAAAAAAGGAATATTACCTGATGATACTGTTGAGTTTTTACACAAAACAAGTTATGAATTTGTCCCAGTAAAGGATTTTAAAGACAGAAAATTAGTATACACATTAAAAACAATATAGTATGGAAATGGAGAATTATAGAAATCTTCCTGGTATTAACCAAAGTATCTTAAAAAAGATACTTACAAGTCCTTTAGAATTTAAAAAAGCTAAGGAAAAACAAGAGTCAGCAGTACAATCTACAGAAGAGCATTTTCTGTTTGGTACATTAGTAGATTTAATGTTAACTAGTACAAAACAAGAATTTGACGATAAGTATGTAGTAATACCAGACGAAACAAAATGTTCAGAAGCAATAAAATATATTATAGACGATGTAAATAAATATATAAAAGCAGTAGATGAAAATTATCAAAAAGCATTTTTGTCTGAGTATGGGGATAAAATACTTTATTTTTGTAATTATTTTAATTACCAAGCTAACTGGAAAGATGATACTAGAGTAGATAAAATTATTAAAGAAGGTGCTCAGTATTTTGAGTTACTAAAATCTATTGCAGATAAAACTCCAGTAGTACAAAGTGAGTATTCAAAAGCAGTTAACTGTGTAGCAGCATTAAAAGCAGACCCTTATACAAAACCTTACGTAGATAAAAAGTTCTATACTAATCAAAAAATAGCTGGAGTACAAATATTAGATAAAGTAATAATTTCTTTTACTCATAGTGGAGTACTAATAAAAGGTGAGTTAGACAGAGTTATTGTTAATCCTAATACTAAAGAGATTACTCCTATTGACTTTAAAACTACAAGTAAAAGCATTAATGGTTTTAAATATGAGTTTTGGAAGTATAGATACGATTTTCAAGCAGCTGTTTATTATAAAGGTATACTAGAGTCTCCTCAGTTTAAAGAGTATTTTGACCAAGGATATAAACTAAATAACTTCTTGTACATAGTTGTAGAAAAAGATTTAACTAATGTTCCTGTATGCTTTGAAATTAGCCAAGAAGTATTAAACATAGGTTTTAGTGGTGGAGTGTACGAAGACAGAGAGTATTTAGGTTTTGAACAAGCTCTTAGCATGTATATATATGCAGAAGTTAATGGAGAGTGGACTTATACAAAAGATTATTTAGAAAACGGAGGCAAAGTATTAATTTAATGGAGATGAAATATACAAAAACAGCAACATTTTTGTTTCCGTTATTAAATATTTCTAAAAATCTCTTCGACTGTAATATATTAGATAACTGGGGAAGGATAAAGTATAAATCAAGATTTTTAAACGCTTACTTAGCAGACAGCAATATTCCTAAATTTAATGATAGAGGGTATGTTTTTGTTGTTTGTAGAAGTTATAGAGATTTAGATTTTGAAAGATTTTATTCTACTATTCAAGCTTTTCCCAATTATGTAGATGACTATGATAATAAAGACTATGTAGTATTTGTGTTTAGTATTCCTGAAGAACATCAAGAAGATTATAAGCTAATTTTAGAAGGTAAATATTCTAAGACAAGTTTAGAAGCTAAAAGATTAATACTAGGTAATAACTATTTTTCAGATAAAGCATTAGTACTTCCTTTAATTTTAAATAAAGCAATAGTGTTAAAAGACCATTGGGAAAAGAGATTAAGTAATCCTTGGTCAATAGCGGTGTTAGGGGAACAAGAAGTGTGGCCTATAATTAGTATAAATAAAGAAATACTAACAAAAGAAGTAGCTGATTTATTAGTACTTAAGAAAAGTTTACATCCTAGTGGAGAATTTGGATAATTTAAAAAAAATGACAAAAAAGGTAATAACAAAATCTACCAGAAAGTCTATGTTAATTAGGCCTTCTGGTAGGTCTACCGATTTTATTAAAGAAATTTTGATTATATTTGTATATGGTTGGAATTTACAAAATACAGTGCAAAATAGACAATAAAGTATATATTGGCTATTCATCTAATATTACAAAAAGGTTTGTTCTTCATAAGTATAAACTAAATAAAAGTATGCATGAAAATAGTTATCTTCAAAATGCTTGGCAAAAGCATGGACAAGATAACTTTTCTTTTATTATACTTGAAGAATGTCTCTTGGACCAATGTATTGACAGAGAAGATTATTATGTAAAGGAATATAAATCTTATCATAGAAGATTTGGTTATAATCTAGCTATTACTGGTGTAGGAAATATAGGTAAAATGCCTAAACACATAATAGAAAAATCTAAAAAAGTTAGAAGAGAAAATGCAGCTAAAAGAGGTTATTGGTTTAAACCAGAAACTATAAAAAAACAAGCTGATGGAAGAAGAGGATTTAAACATACAGATGAAGCTAAAGCTAAAATTAAAATAACTTCTACAGGTAGAAAAAAATCAAAAGAAGTTACACAAAAAACAATTGATGCTATAATTGTTCCTGTTGAACAATATTCATTAGAAAATGAATATATACAGACTTTTAAAAGCATAAAAGATGCTCTGATTTTATTAAATAAAGATGTTAAATCAGGTCATATTGGTAGTTGTTGTAGAAATAAAAGAAAAACTGCTTATGGATATAAATGGAAATTTAAAAAAAATAACTTATAATGTAAGAAAAAGTATGGTCATAAGGGAATCTTTTAGATCAACTGACTTTATTACTCCTAGTTTTGGGTTCGGTTGCTTGTATTCTTGTCTTTACTGTTACTTAAAAAGACACAAACCTACAGGACTAGATGTAGCTACTAATGTTGGAGACATATTAACAGCTATTAACACACACGCTTATTTTACTGATGTAGAAAAACCTAATCAAACTCACAGTGAGTATATAACCTACGACTTATCGTGCAACGAAGATTTTGCTTTACACGCAAAACACCATAGTTGGAAGTACATATTTGAATTTTTTAAGAACCATCCTATAGCTATGGGCTCATTTGCAACTAAGTATGTAAACAAAAACTTATTAGAATTTAACCCTAAAGGTAAAATTAGAATTAGGTTTAGTTTAATGCCTCAAACTTATAGTGATTTTTTAGAACCTAAAACAAGTAGTATAGAAGATAGGTTGTGGGCAGTGCAAGATTTTATTAAAGCTGGATACGAAGTGCACTTAAATTTTAGTCCTGTGATAGTAACTGACGGTTGGTTAAAGGAATACAAAAAACTGTTTGAAAAAGTAAATAGGTTTGCTGTGGAACATGGTTGGAATAACAGTTCAGTAAAAGCTGAGGTAATATTCTTAACCCATAACAAAGGCAGGCATCTTAACAATGTAGAACGTAATTTAGAAGGAGAGAATTTAATATGGAGGCCTGATATTCAAGAGATAAAAACTTCTCAATATGGAGGAGAAAATTTAAGATACAGATATGATTTAAAGGCTAAATACATTAAAGAATTTACTACTATTTTTGAAGAGGTGATAGGCTGGTGTAAGATAAGATACATATTTTAATAATTGATAACGATGAATAAAAATTTATACATACTAAGTCGATACTTAGTAGATAGAGGAACTAAAGTAAACGGAATTGTGTTTGAATCAATTCCTTACGAAGAGCAATACTATATGCTACCCTACTTGTGGAAACACTTTGAATATTCTGGCTACTATACTATTGAAGAAAATCTTATACAAGATTTAGATAGATGGCTAGAAAGGTATGAAAATGTAACTATACAGTTTTAATGAAAGGTAGAGAATATTGGGTAGACCAATTGGGATTATCTTGGGCACTGGCATTAAAAGATACTTTAAAGTCTGAGTATATGACTAAACTAGATACTTTTTTGTCTTTACAAAGAGTTTTTGGTAAAGTGTATCCTCACGAAAAAGAATTGTTTAAGTATTTTAAGTTGTGCCCAAGAGAAACTCTTAAAGTGGTTATAATGGTAAAAGAATACGGTGTAGATATTAGTGCTTTTAATTTTCCTTTTGATGACAGTTATATAGATTCTATACACAACGGTTGTATAAGAAAAATATCTGAATGTGTTTACAAAGACTACTATCAAAATAAAAAAAAGTTATACTTTCATGTTGACCACGACTTTGATTATTTAGCAACTCAAGGAGTCTTAGTGCTTCCTCTATCACTTACGTCAAAAGTAGGTAGTTTAGAAGGGCATTCTAAGCAGTGGAGTAAGTTTGTAGGAGCAGTTCTTAGTGAAATAATTAGTTACTCTCCAGGTACAGTTTTTATGTTGTGGGGAGAAGAAGCTAAAAAGTATCAAGAAGTGTTACAGCCTACTCAACATGTAGTTACTTGGGAAAGTCCTATTGATGCTTTTAAAGAAAATAGAGATTGGAATTGTCCTAACTTTAAACAAGTAGATGAAATATTAACAGTATTAAATGGAGAGAAAGATACTATTAAATGGTAAAAACAAAAGAAATATATCAATACTATTAAATTACACGTTAATTAAAAAGAAGTAGTTGGAAGATAAAATAAAATACGACGGTAGATTAATACCTATTAGTTGTTTACCTTTTACAGAAGAAGACAAACAGTTGATTTATGAAGATTTTAGAAAAGGTGTTCCTCTACCTGAAATT